AAGTGAATTAAATAATTTTGCTCAAATTTTTCTTTATTTTATTATAAAAAGTGAATTAAATAATTTTGCTCAAATTTTTCTTTATTTTATTATAAAAAGTGAATTAAATAATTTTGCTCAAATTTTTCTTTATTTTATTATAAAAAGTGAATTAAATAATTTTGCTCAAATTTTTCTTTATTTTATTATAAAAAGTGAATTAAATAATTTTGCTCAAATTTTTCTTTATTTTATTATAAAAAGTGAATTAAATAATTTTGCTCAAATTTTTCTTTATTTTATTATAAAAAGTGAATTAAATAATTTTGCTCAAATTTTTCTTTATTTTATTATAAAAAGTGAATTAAATAATTTTGCTCAAATTTTTCTTTATTTTATTATAAAAAGTGAATTAAATAATTTTGCTCAAATTTTTTTAAAAGTTGATATATATATGGCCGGCAGACCAAAAATCGTACGTTGTAAGCAATCTTATGTAAATCATATTGACAATAATACATTTTCAGGACCAATGAAAATGGGAACAAGCCCAAGTATAGGAGTAACTAGAAACTATTGGTATAATTATCAAACTCAATGTAATCAAAAAGCAAATGCAGTTAAAAAAAGTTATGCGAATATGGTATTCTTAAACACAAATCCAGCCCAAAACGTTGTACCTTCAGGATTTAGACCAACAACAAATAATGGTTATACAAATAATTTATAAATATAAAATATTTATATTTTATATAATGGAAAAATCTAGTTTTGAAGGAAAAATCCAAATAGATAAAGTTGTTAATGTTTTAAATGATTTTAAAAAAGCATTGTATGATGTTAATTATATTAATAAACTTATTACTCAAAATTCTGATAACATTATTTATAATAGAAATATAAACAATGGTTATTCATATATTCTTACTCCAATAATAAATAAAAAATATATTAATAATTTAAATAATTCAAATGAGAATAAAAATAGGTATGATTTTTATATTGGTTCTTTAACAACTATTGTTGATGATTATGAAAAAAATTGTAACTATTACGCATATAGATTTCCACAACGTGAAAATATTTTATTTTCTAATAAATCATTTTGGGAAAATTTAACAGCTACTTCAGATGATTATTTTTTAGTTAATGGAGCCTATATGAATATTTATGAAATAACCAAATCATCAACTTTGTCAGTAATTAATTATTTAAATAATTGTTTATCACTTAATCCAAATTTATCATACATTTATCAATTTGATATTAGAGAAGATCCTGATGGTACATTATTAGTTATAAGATTTATTAGACGTGATATTTTATATCCAAATGATTCTACAAAATGGATTTGTATTTCTTCATCTGTGAAATTAATGCCTTATTTTGATAATGCTGAAAATTTATCAAATTTATCAAATTCAGATAATTTATTTAATTTTAATATAATACTTAATAATTTACTTATGAAATTAGAATCTAGTCAATGGAATGACACATCTTTAGTAAAAAATATATGGGAGTATTCTAATATATCTAATATTGATAACACTAAATGTTTATATTCTGAAAAATATCCCAATTGGAATGGTAAGTTAATATCTGATTGTTTTATACCAAATTCAAACATAAATGTTCAAAACAACATGCAACAATTATTTAATGATTTATATTTGTATTATCCTTCATTAACAATTGGAGAATTAGCATTTTCAACTCGAAATTTAGATGGTACTAATATTTTATCTATATGTAAAATTGATACTTATAATGGCGAACAATCCATTAAAGAAGTTAAAGTAGAATTAGACAAATTTTTCTTAAAAAACAATATAATTGGAGATACAATATTAGATGGTAATTTAAATATTAAAGATGGCAATGGTGATTCCGTAGTTAAAACAGATAATGTAACAAAAAATATATCTATTCGTGGAAAAGTAGGAATAAATCAAGATTTACATGAAATTAAAGGTCTATTAGATATTAATAATTTATCTAATGAAAATATTTTAACTATTATTGATAAAATAGCTGATTTAAATAATAGTTCCTACAATGTAGTAGATCAAGTGAAAGATACTATATTAAATAATGGTACATTTAATATTTCTCCCGATTATATAAATGAAATTATAATTTTTAAAGTTCCTATAAAAATAAAAATTGTTGAAAGTGATATTTCTTTTTTGCATAAACCATCAAATATTTTCAAAACAAGTAAGTTTTCAAATGAATCTTTTTTTAAAATACAGTTAATTATTAATGAAATTAATAGAATGAGTATTGAAATAGATAATTATAATGAAACAGAAGGTTACAAACTAATAATGTCTTTTGTAGAATTATTAAATGATACTGAATATTATTATGTTTGTTCTTTAAAAGCAATTTTTAAAGATTCAGATATTTATTTTGTAATGAGCTTTACATTAGTTCAAAATATAATGGTAGATAATAGTTATAAAAAAATATTTTCAAATTTAATAAATGCGTTTAGTAGCTTAAATAGATTAATAAATTATAGTATATTAGTTATAGAGTTACAAGAAATATATAACAAGTTATTAGAAGGTGATAGTGTAGATAGCTTTACAAAATATGTTCAAGAAAACGAATTCAGTAATAGATTTGGGTTAGTAAATGCTGAATTTGTTTTTGTGGTAGAATGCTTTACAGGTGATATACTAGACCCAAATGAAATAGGTAAATATTTATTTATTGAACAATATCCTGAAAGATCAGGAAAGCAATTAAAAGATGTTTTTATAAAAAATTCAGATGTAACTCTTAACTTAGTTGCAGTTAAATATTTAGGATATTATCAAAATAATTATTCTTATTTAAAACGAGGCCAAAATTTTATTACTCATTATCTGTATGAAAAAGGAGAAAAAATCACATTTTTTAATAAAATAAAAATATTACAACCCGATTCATCATTTAAAGAATACTTTGTTGGAGCAGGTATTGATTTGATTGATTATATTGATTTGAATATCTTATCAACTGGTGATAATAAAATAACTGGAAATTTATATATTCAAGATGAAAACAAATCAAATATTTTTAGTGTTGATACTGAATATAATAAAATAACAAATATGTATAAAACCGGATTTGGGACTGAGTATCCAAAAACTATTGTAGATGTAAATGATTCAGGATTAACTGATATAATTAATATTATTAAAGATATGGCAAATAAAGAACACGCTTTAAATTTAAATATTGATTTTATAAAAAACTTAGATATAATAAATGCTGCTAACATAGATAATTGTATAAATACACAATTCATAGAACCAATAAAAGATTCTGGTTATCAACAATCAAAAGACGATTACTTTTATTGCGACATTTGTAATGTTGATGATGATATAAATAAAATTCAAAATATTTATACATGGTTATATAGAAATTGGGATGATACCACTATTAATAACTTAACTGATAAAAACAATGAAGTAATTTTAAATAATTATGTTAATAATTTATTAACTGATAATAAAATAAATTACTATTTTGACAATAGACAAATTATGCGTGTTATTGACTGGACATTTGGGAAAAAAATTTGTATTAATAGATTATTTAATAAAACTAATAAACAATACATCTTTGGAAACGGTATAAATATTGGTAATTATAATCTTAAATATAATAACAATAGTAATATTTCTACTTTTTTTGATTATATCTCATATATGAATTTATATTTACAAAATTTTATTATTCGTTTTAATACTATTGATACTACTAGTATTCCAAATTATAAATCTGTAAATGATCATTTTTCTATTATATCAAATGTAATATCTCCAAAACAATTTACTTTAAAAAAAATAGTAGCTGACTTTACTAATTTTAAAAATACAAAAGTTTATGATATAGATTTTAATAATCCAGAGGTTATAAGTGGTAATGATTTAGATAAAACAATTTACGAAATATTAGATGTAAATGAACGTAATAGATATTTGTTAATGCTTATTAATCTTAAAAGTATTTATTCAAAAAATAATACTAAACCACAATTATTTAGTGAAGGTGATTATGGAATAATTAATACAGAAGATAATTTTGTAGATTTTATAAGTTTATTTTATTGTTCTAATGTTTCTTCTAATTCAGTAACACTTATTTCTATAGAATTACAAATAAATAAAATTATTCAACCTTCAGTAGATATTCAAGGTGATTTAAGAATTAAAGGAGATACTTATTTCCATAATAATAATACAAATACAGATTTTGTATGTATTGATACTGATGATTCTTTTGTAGGAATTGGTACAAATATACGTTATGTGAATTATTCTAATAACTATATTACAACAACAAATAACGATTTGTCAAAACACAATTTTATAGTTAGCGGTAAAAATTATCCAGTAGCTGTTATTGAAAGAATAGCTGAAATACAACCAGAAAGAGACGCTACAAATAAAATAATAAATTATCGAGATTCTGATTTAGCATATTTTACAAATAGAGTTGGAATATCAAGCAGAAGAAAAAGTGATTATTACACTGTTAATGAAATGAAAGAATACGCAGATAAATATACTGCTACAGCCATAAGAGGTCCTCACAAAGATAAACCAATAAAGTATAGGTATGGTATAGATTTTGGTTTTGAAATTCAAGATTCTACACAAATTTCTAGAGAAATCGGTGCTATCCAAATGGTAATTGATGATATAGATTCAAATAACAATGTATTAGCTGGGTTTAGTATAGAAACAGCAGATATTTCAAATGATGGTAATCAAGTTGGAAGACAAATAATGTATATAAATAATGATGGTGTTATGAATGTAGATAAAATAAAATTAGGAATGGATCCAACCGTGGAATTTAATAATATATCGTTGTCAGCTTCAAATAATGATTTATATATTAATAGTAAATCTCTTACAGATATTATTAACGATAAAATCAATAGTATGTTTTCTGTAGATTCAACAAGTGGTAATTTGAATATTACATATAATGGAAATACCTATGTATGTAATAAAAAATAATTATTGATTAATTGTAAAATGTTCCAATCTACACCTAATTGATAATAAAATTTTACCGCAAATTTTATTATTATTATTATTATTATTATTATTATTACATGATGTAGTGAGTCTCATTTAGCTCTTCTTACACCAATTATAATTATACATACATACCAGCAGGCAACGTACAATATTATGATGCGAACAAAAAATACAGAAATCATTTTTATGAACCGTATTCAGTGCCTATTTAAAAAAATATTTTAACAAGGATTTGTTGTAAATGAAGAAAGGACTGTAAAGGTACCAACTCTTGCTGAGTCTATTGCGGTATATGTATTTAAACATACATTTAGTAGAGGAGAAATACTATTAATATCAATTATTACATTACCACCTATTCCTGTAAGAGCTAAAAATCCAGATATACTTGTTAGAACTGAATTATCATAAATACCAAAATCTATTCCAACACTGGTAAGAGCAGAAAATCCAGATATGTCTGTAAGCGCAGACGTATCAATATTAAAGAAACCTCCAACAGTTTTTAGAGATGAAAATTCAGGTATATTTGTTAATGAATTATTATTTTCAATATCAAAAGCACCTAAAATACTAGTAAGAGTTGAAAACCCAGATATAGTTGTTAATGAATTATTAAAATCAATAGCAAAAGCACCTAAAATACTAGTAAGAGTTGAAAAACCAGATATACTTGTTAATGAATTATTATTATAAATTTCAAAAAAACCTCCAACAGTTTTTAAAGCTGAAAATCCAGATATATTTGTTAATGAATCATTAAAACCAATTTCAAAAATACCTCCAACAGTTTTTAGAGCTGAAAAACCAGATACACTTGTTAATCCTGAATTACTAACAATAAATAAAAGTCCTTGAATTGTGGTAAGACAATCAAATACTGAAAAATCAGGTTGTCCATCAAAACCTGAAATTATTAAATTACCTGTTATATTGGTAACCCCTCTTAATTCTTCCAATTGGGTATTTGTAGTAAATGTTCCTCCATTCATAATTTTTTCAGGACATTTTGAAAGCGGAATATAAGGACAAGGTATATACCCATTAGGATTATGAGTATAGTTACTATACTGTCCAAGTGTCGTGTAACAAGGAAAACAATTGTTGACACCATTACAAACTGTAGCTAAGCGATTTTTAGCACGACGATTTGCGATGCTAGATGCGCCTACTCCTCCTTGTCCAGGCTTATATTTATTATACAAATAAGTGTATCCATTACACGTAGTATTACCACCAGCTCCCATTTTGGTGCTTTTTCTAGCTCCTACCCCAGTATTTTTTTTATATGAAAACCCGGGAAATCCTATAGATCTTCCATACCAAAAACTTCCATTGCTAGGCATTTATAAATATATTATATTATTATAAAAATATTTATAATAATAAAAAAAGTATTTTGTATTATATGTTAATTACTATCGTATTTACATAAATTCTCCGGTATTTCTGTAATTAATACAATTTCTACAATTATTTTTGATTCCTAAGTAATGTTTTCCATAACTGCAAAAACCAGGCATTCTGAACTCTTTTGATATCCAATAATCTTCTAGACGATCAAGCGATGAATTTTTATCATAAGTATAATTATATCTTTCAAACATTTCAGGATATCCTAAATTACTTCTACACATTGGACATTTTAGAGTACTAAATGGTTTAATTTCCCATTTTGCTTGTATTGAACCAAATAGACATTTTCTATGATAAGCATGCCCACATCCAGTTAAATATGCGTTTTTTTTATGAATTATTGGATCAAAACAAATAGGGCATTCTTCACCAATTTTAATATATGATTTAGTTTTTAATCTACAAGGTACATCTTGTTCACCTATAGTAATTGGTAAAACTGGATCTAAAGATTCACAACAGCAATCAGTACCAAATAAATTGGGACAAGGCTTACATAATTTAATACAATCATTGTATTCTTTATTTTTATTTCTTTCATAGAGCCAGAATACATCATCCGTAGTAGTCATTTTACAAAATTGTATGTATAGATTATAATTTATATATATTATTTAATAATAAATATAAATCAATTTTTTTAATAATAATTATATATTTAAATTCGCTTGTTGTTTTTCTTCTAATAACTTTGCTTTCTTTTTTGCTTCATAAATTTTACGTTTTTCTTTGCGTTGTTCTTTATTAGCTTCCTCCCAAGCTTTTTTCTTCGCTTGTAAATGTTCCTTATTTGCTTCCATATATTCTTTTTTCTTTTCATATATTTCGGCTTTGTGTTCTTGACGATATTTGCGCATTTGTTCTTTAATTACTTCTTTGTGATCTTGTTTGTATTGTTTTTGTTGCTCTTTAATTAGTTCAACGTGTTCTGCTTTATATTTATTTGTTATTTCTTGTTTTTTCTTTTTTCGCTCGTCTTCAGTAATAAATGCTTTTAAAGTATTAATATTAGCATTGTGTTCTATAATAAGTTGTTGTTCTCTCATTCTTACCTCTAATTTACTAGAACACTCATATTTTTCAATTTCAATCATTTCCCAAGCATCCCAACCTCCATTTTTATAAATAGTTTGATAAACAAGTTGATGATGTTTGCTATTAGTTGTATTTGTAGCGCAAGTATTATGATCGTCTTTTCTTTTAAGAAAATTATATGTGTGACCTACATAACAATATCCAGATTCTTTATTTTTAGGAACAATTTTATACATTGAATAAATAGTAGTTTTTTTATTAGTATATTCATCTTCGGTGTCCGAGGATTCTTCATAAACTTCGGTCGTCATAATATATATTATTACTATAATTCTATTTAAGTTGGTTTGTAATAATACATATTTAAATTTTGGTATACTTTTTAAAAAGTATATATTTAAGAAATTTTTCTGGTAGGAATATCACTTGAAACCAAATAAATTGAATTTTCAGTAATAATAATATACTCTGTTCCGCTCTTGTAAAACTTTGCAATTGTCGACGTGTATTCTTCCTCGCTTCGAACAAGCAATTTCTCCCCATTCTCTTTAACCCCAATCAAGGCTTTCTTGTCAAGAGAAGCTGTCCAATAATCAAGCATAATTGGCTTATCTTCAACCATGCCAATTTTGGCGGCGTGTTTCAAAGTTATGTCTGATGGCAATCTATATGATTCTTGAGTAGCTGGTTTTTGTTCTGTCATTATTATACTAATAAGAATTTATTTCTCTTTAAATACTTATTAATTAAAAGTATTTTAATTTAAATAATAAAATATAATACTTATTAATAAGTAAAATGAAATCTCAAGGAAATACTGAAAATTCTTATTCTTTACATAATACGGATAATTTTAACAAAACATTAGATATAAGTGTAACTGATGTAATGAATAAATATACTGAATTAGTAATGGAATATTTGAAATTTATTTTTGAAAATATTAAAGTACAAAACCTAACATATTCTAAATTTATAGTAATAAGAGGATTGGAAACGATAACAAACGTGTTTAATATTATTTTATATTATACAAAAAACATAGATATTACCTATTTTCAATGTCAAAAATCATTTTATTACTATATTGAATTTATAGGTCAAATAACTGAAGACCAACATACTTTTTTACAGTTAAATTCTAGAGATGCGATAACATATGTGTATAAAAAAACATTTTTTGAAATAAACAACGAATTTAAGAAAAATATGTTACCTTTAACAAAGGAAAATGTACAAAAATTTGATTTTATTAATGAATATATTAAAATTTATAAAATAATATTATTAAAAATAATTAATACAAATTCAAAAATGATTAATAGTAATTCAAAAATAAATGCGATTTATATTGATAATTTTAAAATTTTTTGTAATAAATTAAATAATATAAAGATTGATCTAGATAATTTAAATATTTTAGAATCATTTATTATTATTTTAGATAACAAAATAAATATTATAGAAACTTTTTTTGAGATTATTTTATTATATTTAAAAAAAATTAATAAAAAAATAAATATTATAAAAAAATCTAAAGATAAAACTTTTTTAGATGAGTTTGATTTATATATAGAAGATTCACCTGATAAATTTATAGATTGGTTAATAAATTAGATATTATATTTATAATTATAATTATTCTATATTATACAATATTATATATTATAATTATTCTATATTATAAAATATTTTATATAGAAACTGTAATATTTTTTCTACGAATTTTCTTTTTCTTATCTTTATCCTTAGTTTTAAATTGAAAAGTATCAACTTCTCCATTCAACTTGATATTTTTTTGACAAATTTCTTTATATTCATTATTAAGAATAATTTTAAGAAACTCATATATAATCATCAATACACTTTCATCACACCTTCCCACAATTAAAACACTTCCCGTTCTAAATATCATAAATGATACTTCTTTTATATTTAAAAATTTTTTTTTATTTTCTTCCGAAATTTGCGAACCTATTTGATCTACTAAATCAGGGTTAAAATAAAATTTACATTGAATTCCAGGATACGAACAAGGATCATATATAGATTGAATATTATACTTAAATTTCAAAATATCATATAATATTTCTCTGTTGATAAAGAAGCCACAATTAAAATTAGAATTTATTAAAACGGTTTCCTCACTATCAATATTGTATTCTAATTTTTCAGAAATGTGCGGTTGTAATATTGTAATAACTAAATTTAACAACATTTGAAACACTTTTTCACTTTGAATTCCTGGTATTTCGATTTTTCCAGTATTAAAAATTTTAACATGAAACTCTTTGTATGTTTGATCAACTAATATTCTAACAATCATAACAAAACAATTATAAAAAGCACTTTTCTTTTTACTTCTATAACTCATAATATCTTTTTTTGATATACCAATACTTACTTTTCTAATATCTTTGAATTTAATGCGACCTGTAGGATTATTAATACTTGTAATGATGTGTTCTTCAAAATATTTTTCAGATTGTAGTTTTTCTTTAATATAATCTAGTTCTTCAATTACAAGAGAGTTGAACTTTTTCTGTTTTTTAATTACTCCATTACATGGCATAGCATAAGGAATTATCGGAATTTCCCAAAAAACTTTATTAAGATCAAATTGTCTATTTAAATAACCTAATTTTGTTTTTGTAGAAATATAAATGTCAGAAGCTTTAGGAGTTTCAGAATTAAAATCAAAAGATAAATTTGCTGAAATAACTGCTTCGTCTTTTTGAATAAATGAATTTATGTCTTCTAATTCATTATCTGATATATCATCATCTTCCGCATAATCTGATGATATAAAATTTTTCCATTCTTCATTTATGTCGTAAGTCATCTTTTAAGATATATATACTTTGTATTATTTCTTTATGTTCTTTATATTAATTTTATTTCAATTATTTTTTTTAATATATAATATAAAGAATGCTTAGTAAATCTAGCGTCATCCATGAAAGAACTAATATTGTACCTATTTTTAAAAAAATATCTACATTGATGAAAGAGATTAGTGATGATAAAATTGAATACAGCTTGAAACAAAATTTTTTTGACCCATCAAAAAGCTCACCTCCAAATGAATTCATGATCAAGTTACATATGAGAATATCTAATTATACAGCTTCACACATAAAAGATGATAATCGTGATAGTGAATAATTTACAAATGTCTGATTATTTGACTCTTGTGAATGCATTAGATTTTCAACAAAGTTTAAAAAGTTCGGAGTTATTATATTAGTTTTGTTTCGAATAATATAATTTAAATAATCCTTGATTATATTTTTTTTATCTATATTATACTTTATACTTACACTATTAACATAAGAATTCAAATCTTCTAATTTATCTTTTTTTAATTTATTAGTAAGTGATTCCCATATATTATTATCTATTATATTGAAATTTAAATTATCATCATTTAAATGATTCAATTTAAATTTATCTTGATTTGATTGCATAAAATTTATCATACTTCGCATATCTGATTTATATAAATGTTGAATACACTCAAGAGACTTTTCATTTATATTCAATTTTTCAGATTTGGAAATATTTTTTAAGAATGTAAGAATATCATCCTTTGGTAATTGATTAAATCTTAATCTAAGAAATTCATTTTGTAAGCCTTCATCAATTTTACTTATATAATTACAAATCAAACAAAATCTTGCGGTATTTGAATAATTTTGTAGCAAATATCTTAATGCTTGTTGAGCGTTTTTTGTCATATAATCAACTTCATCTAAGATAACAAATTTCATTCCACCGTGAAATAAAGGTTTTGAATTTACAAAAAAACTTATTTGATTTCTAATAATATCAATCCCTCTTTCATCTGATGCATTTAAATGAATTACTAAATCTTTGTTTTTTATTCCTACCTTTTCTTGATATGCGTTTATTAAATTTATTATTGACGTAGTTTTCCCTGTTCCAGGTGGACCATAAAATAATAAATTTGGAAAATAAGATGTTTCGATAATATTTGTTAGAATTTTTTTATTTAATGGGTCTAATACTATGTCCTCAAATTTATTTGGTCTCCAGCGCTCTATTAATGGTATAAATTCATTACTTTTGTTCATTTATTAATAATATATTATAAATAACGTTTTTAATACATTATTAAATAAAATTTATAAAATATTAAAGATAAACAAATTATATAAATAATGACAGATTCTAAAAACAATGCAAGTTATTTGGAGTTGATTATTGGACCTATGTTTTGCGGTAAAACTTCCAAGGTATTAGAAATTTATAAACAATGTATTTTTTGTAATATTCCAGTAATAATAATTAATCATTCATTAGATACAAGATATCATGAATCTATGGTATCTACACACGATAAAATAATGGCACCTTGTATTCAAACTACAAAATTAAATAGCATATGGAATTATAATGTATTAGATAATCATTTTAATGAAAAATCAAATAATCATATTATGTTAAGAAGTGCTGATGTTATTTTAATTAATGAAGGACAATTTTTTAAAGACTTGTATTCAGTTGTTGAAGATATGTTAAAGTGTAATAAAAGAGTTTATGTTTGTGGTTTAGATTCTGATTTTGAGAGAAAAAAGTTTGGTCAAATATTGGATTTAATACCCCTTTGTGATAAAGTAACAAAAATAACTTCTCTCTGTTCACAGTGTAGAGATGGAACAGCAGGGATATTTTCTATGCGTTTAACACCAGAAAAACAACAAACCTTAGTTGGTTCGGATAATTATATACCAGTTTGTAGAAAATGTTATGAAAAAAATGTATAAAATCCTTATATATTTATTAAAACTATTTAAATTAAATTTATGTTAATAATATAAATGACAAAGGAAAAAATTGTAAAAGAAAAGCCTGTAAAAGAAAAGCCTGTAAAAGATAAACCAGTAAAAGATAAACCTGTAAAAGATAAACCAGTAAAAGATAAACAAGTAAAAGATAATTCTGAAAAAGATAAACAAGTAAAAGATAATTCTGAAAAAGAAAATTCTGTAGTTGAGCCAATTATAAAACAAAAAAGAGGTAGAAAATCAAAAAAAGAATTACAACTAGCTATTGATCAAAAATTAGTTCAAGAATTAGTTCAAGAATCTCAATCTAAAGACACAAATATTTATGAAGATAATATTACATGTTCAATTCAAGAAATAATAGAATCTACTACTAATAATGATGATGATACTACACAAAAGCCAGGAGCAAAAAAACGAGGTCGAAAACCTAAAGGTGGTAAAATAATTCAACAAATTACAAATTCAAATATTAATACAAATTCAAAGCCAAATATTATTTTACATTTAAAATGCTCTTTAAAAGATTTACAAACTAATACTTTATTGTCATCAAATGTAGAAAGTTACAACTTTTCAGCATGTAAAGGAGATTTATCATATGATGTTATTAATTCATCTGATGCCTCATTGATTAAAAATTCATATATGGATGTTTCTAATGAAAAATTAAATAATAATAGTACTAATAATATTAGCAATAATAATAGCAGTAATAATAATAATAGTAATAAAAAATCATATGATGATGAAAATTCATATCTGAATGATGATGATGATGATTCAAGTTGTAATAAAGATTTAGAAACTAAAGAAATATGGAGAAAATTAAAACAATTAGAGCATAATTTACATATTAATAATATAAGTGATAAAAAATCTGCTTGTTTTTGGTGTACGTATGAGTTTGATAATCCGCCAGTTTATATTCCAAAACATTTTATTAAAAATTCATATCAAGTATATGGATGTTTTTGTAGTCCAGAGTGTTCAACCGCATATTTAATGGAGGAAAATATAGATAGTTCTATAAAATTCGAGAGATATCATTTAATTAATCATATTTATTCACAAATTTACGATTATAAAAAAAATATTAAACCCGCACCCAATCCATATTATATGTTGGAAAAATATTACGGAAATTTAAATATTCAAGAATATAGATCATTATTAAGAAATGATAGATTATTTTTAATAGTAGATAAGCCACTTACCCGTATACTTCCAGAACTACATGAAGATAATGATGACTTTATTATTAATAATAAAATTATACCATCAAATACATATCAAATTAAAAAAAAACTACAAAGAAAAACCCAAACACAAAATAAAAATAACATTTTTAATGAAAAGTTTAACTCACACCAATAAAGTAAATTTATTTAACTAATAAAATAAAAATTTAATATTCAATTTTATTTTATTAAATTTTATTAAAATATAATATATAATGGAAGAAATAAATAATACTTTTTTTTTAAATATTAAAACAATCATTGATTTTATAATTGACAAACACAAACAATTATTTTTATTATTACTAGTTTTTTTAATTATTTTTATTGTGGATTATATAACATATTATAACAGCTTATTATATGCGTTAATTCCTGGACATCAATCTCAGATAAAATCAAACACTTTAAATAAAAATAAAAATAAAAAAATAAAAAATAAAAAATAAAAAATAAAAAATAATATAATAATTTTATAATCTATAATGGACAACAAAAAAATTTTAGGGGGTATTTTAATTCTAATATTAATTATGTTATTATTTAGAAGTACTCGTAATTATACACCAACCACAACTACTAGTACAACTACTACAACTATTTATCCAAATCAACGTAGAAATCGTAATAATCGCCGTTCTAATTCTAATCGACGTAATCGTCGTTCTAATTCTGATCGTCGTAATCCATATAAAGCTCAATATTATTATTAATTTTTAAGTATTTATAAAACATTTAAAAAATAATTTCAAAATAACCTTCTTGAATTATATTAGTATATCCATATTCCGATTTATATCCAAGTTGATTTGATATTAATCTAGTATAACTATTATATGTTATATCATATGACCAGTGGGTATGACCACTTATCCATAAAGGTACATTAGTTATATTTAAATCTTTAAGAATATTATTCCAAGCCAAATAATTTTTTAATTCTTGTGTTTGACTATTATATAATAATTTATTACTAGTACCTTCTTGTATTGGTGGAAAATGCGTCATTACAATTGTTTTTTTTATAGATTTATTTAAATATTCTGAAATACTTTTTAAACCTTCATCAGATAATTTTTTCATAAAATTATAATCAATTGGTATGTTATTTTTTTTTGTTTCAGAAAATTGATTGATCTCTGTATAATCTTTTAAATATGTAAGTGTTTCATCAGGAGGAATTGTCCAAAATACGCAGCCATATACATCTATTTCATCATTTAAAGATACTGAATTACCATTTAAATAAAACACATTTTTATATTTTTCTTTAAATTTCAAATTATATTCAAAATCTAATGTATTATAATTTTTTTTAGAATAAAATTCATGATTGCCTGGAATATAGAAAATTTTATCCCATAATGGAGAACAATAATCAAAAAATTTAAAAAACAACGGATGATTTAATTGACAAATATTACCAACTAAAAATAAATATTTAGCTGTTGGTATAATTTGCGGAATTTGTCGTAATAATTCAATATGAAAATCAGAGTATATTTGTATTGATATTTTTTTCAACATGTTATACTAATATACTTAAATACTAAATATTTTAATATACTTAATTTTTTTACTAATTATTTTCGCTATTTTCTTTTCTAATATTATATTCACGCATAGAACTATCAAGTTTGTATCGAAGTTGTTTATAAATTTCTTGGTTTACTGATTTTATTGGTGGTGCTTTTTTTTCAGTAATTCCCATGAAAGATTTAATTACTAAAATATGATCAAAATTTGTTTCTTTAAGTTTCTCTCTAGCTACTTCTTCTGAATAGTCAGTTTGTCTTAAAATTATTTGAACCTTATTTTCAATATCTTCAGTTTCAATGAATGAAATCTTGTCTGCCATATACTATTAAATAAATTATTATTTAAATCATATTAAACGAATAGTTATATATTAAAATAACATTAAATGAATAAAGAAAATAAACTAAACTTTAATACTGAACCATTATTAATTGAATTAAATAATGTTATTCAAAATGGAGTTAATAATTTATTGAGTGATTTTATTACTAATTATAAATTATATGAAGAAACTCATAATTGTATAATGAATTTACCAAGTGTAAAAAGAGAAATTTCTAAAAATATTGAAACTTATAAAAATGATGAAAATTCTGATGACTTGCCTGATTTAATTAATATTTGTTCGGATGATGAAAATAATAATAATAATGAAATTGAAAATCATATTGATAATCATATTTTTTATAATAATGAAGAAAATCATTGTGATAGTTATACTAGAATACCAGTAGAAGATGACTTAGATCAAGATTGGAATGATACTATATTATACATGAAAAAAGTAACAAATCAATTATTAAAAGAAAAGGAAGAGATAAATGCTTTATTCCAACAAGAAATAAATTCTTATAAAGAAATTATTGAAAAGTGTAATAATGAAATTACTGAATTAAAAAATAAACTTAACAATAGTGTTGTAGTATGTGATTTAACTACTGATGAAGAAGAAACTATTGAAATTAAAGTAGAAAAAGAAAATATTGTTTTACATATTGAAGAAACTAATGATATTGTATTAGATGATGAGGAAGATGATGAGGAAGATGATGAAGATGATGAGGAAGAAGATCAAGAAGATCAAGAAGATGAGGAAGATGAGGAAGATCAAGCCGAAGCGGAAGATGAAGAACAAGAAGAAGTAGAAGTGGAAGATCAAGAAGATGAAGTAGAAGATCAAGAAGATGAAGTAGAAGTAGAAGTGGAAGATCAAGAGGAAGCGGAAGATGAAGAACAAGAAGAAGTAGAAGTGGAAGATCAAGCCGAAGCGGAAGATCAAGCCGAAGCGGAAGATGAAGAAGTAGAAACTGAAGAATCAGAAGCAGAGGAAGAGGAAGAGGAAGAGGAAGCGCAAGCAGAGGAAGAGGAGGAAGAAGAATTATTTGAAATTGAAATTGACGATGTAACTTATTGTACAAATGATGAAGAAAATGGGTTTATTTATGAAATAGATAAGGATGGCAACGTTGGCGATGTTATCGGGCATTTCAAAGATAGCGAACCTTTCTTCAATTAATTATTTTAAATTGTTAAAATAATATTTAATATAAATATATTATAAATAATGATAAATTTATGTGCTCCAGCTATTATTTATTTAATATTTTCAATAATTCAAATACTTATAGATACGTTTACACCCTTGAAGATTTAAAACCGCACCTTTCGGTGAAATAAAAAATCAAAAAGGTTTGCCCTCCCGAAGGGAAGAGCGTGTAAATTTTGGTTTTACTGGTTCGTCTAAACCAGTTGATAAATTCTTGCTTCTGGATAAATAATTTGGTCTTTCTTTATTATTTATCGCATTATAAGCAATTTTGTAAATATTTGTAGCACCATTAACATCTCTATTCCAATAACCACATCCGTTTTTACAACAAATCAGTCCATGAACTAAAACATTACCGCTCCTATATGGTTTTGGATTTTCCCTAACCATTGTCTTTTTACAAATACCTATTTCACATTTGGAACACATACAACTTGTTCTAAATTCATCTACCAAATAAGTTTGAAACCCTGCTTTTCTAAATAAGGTTCTCATACCTTTTCCTTTGGTTGCTTCTTTGAATTTCATTTGTTTTTTCTGTTCGTAATCTCCAAAACAAACTATTACATCTTTTTCATTTCCAAATATGCGTTTGAAGTTATTTAACATTTTTTGTTCGCTTCGTTTTGTATTTCTATAACTTTGTAATCGTAATTTTCTAAAAATGTATTTTTCATAAAAGGTAAATAACATTCCATTTATTTCACTCTTCTTTTTAATGTATTCCTTAAATTTTGGTATGTTAAGTGATTTACGATTGTATTTAGATATTTCGGTTTCCCATTCTATAATCGTTTTTCCATTTATTTTTTCTTGTTTCAATTCCAGTTGTATTTTTGAAAACTTCTTTTTCTTTGTTTCTTTTCTTCGTTGGTCTTGTGAATAACGAAACTTATTTGATTCTTTATTACAATCATCCACGCAATAAATTAAATCACATTTTCCAGGGTCTATTGCTACAATCTTTTTGTTTTGTATTTGTGAATAATCATTTAATTCATCAATATATATTTCAGTTGATAAACCTTTTTTCATCATCGGCAATTTCTTACCAACTAAATCTTTACGCAATAATAACAAAGAACAACTAACTCCATCTGTTTCTATCATATGGTGAAATTCATAATATTTCTTCTTGAAAAATTTTCTTTCAGTTCTAAAAAAGAACTCCCATATTTTATCTTCTTTGCGTTTCAAATTCCCTTTTGTTAAAAAATCACTTTTATTTCCTTGTTTCTTTCTCATAAGAAGATGCACTAATGTAGTTGTATCTAATCGTATGTGTTTTGGTATAACTTCACTTCTCATAGGAAATACATTATAAATAGTTTGTTCTTCCTTTTCAATTTGTTTCATCATTCTAATCATACAATGAAAATAATCCATAGGACTACACATTAAGTCATAAACAATATTATTCTTTTTATAACTTGCTTTATTTGGTGTAATAAATTGTTTTTGTTGGTTAATCCATTTGTGATACATAGAATGAGATTTATAATTGATATTTTCAATATTTAGTAAATCAGTTTTTATTTTTCGTAATTGACTGCATAAATTATTTACTCTTTGTTCCTTTTCTTTTTGTGTAATATTCAAAATTCTTATTTTATTCATAATAAACTTCTTTTTCCAAATTACATTCACATATCGTTCAACATACTCTACATAATGTAATTTAATATTATTCTCATACATCGTAAGAATATCAATAGTTAAATAATCTAAAATGGTATTCATATGTGTATAATCCAAGTTTTCATTTTGTATAAGCGGTTGAAAATCTGTTTTATAAAATGCAGTTAAACCATCTTTGAGTTCTTTGATTTCTTTTTTAGGTGGTCTTCCACTTGCTTTTTCATTACATAATATTTTCATACAAGAGTTAATAAATTCATCATTAATGGTTGGTAAATTATTATGCTTATCATAATGGTCTAATAAAAATAGTTTTATAAACATTAAAGTTTGAATAACGATTTTATTACACTTAATAACGGCATTTGAAATTTTTGGTAAGTTAATGTCTGGGTGTTTCAAGACGCTTTTCAAGGATATTTTAATTCCTTTAAAAAAGTCGGTTGGCGGATTTACTTCTTTTTCCATCCCTTATAATATTCCTTAATATTTTTATTTTAAGTAGTTTTCGCTAAAATTATTAATTTCAAAAAAATTGAAATGTATTTATAAAAATTTATATAAATAATAATAAACAAAAAATATAAATATGAACGAAAAAAAATTAAAAAAATTAGATTTAATAAAAAAGGAAAAACCATACTATTATTATGCATATAAAACAATAAGTTGTCCTATGCGGTTTAGTGTGTTTCTTCATGAACAATGTATAGAAGAATATATGACTTGGAAACCATCAACAAAAAATGATTATTATAATTATGAATACAATGATACAACTCCAAGTTTGTGTATTGTTTATAACAATAACGAAATAATATCATCTTCAGTATCAATGAATTTTATGGAATTATTTGAAAAAATAAAAAGTGAATATAATGATGATTATACATATAAATTTTATTATATTGATATTTGGCGCAAAGGCAAGGATGAAGAATATTTTAGATTATTAAAAAGCATCAAACTAATGATAAAAAAATATCTACTTGTAAAAAACGAATTATAAGTACAAGAACTATTGTTGATAAATTACAGGAACAGTTGCTTCTGGATAAATAAATTGGTCTTTCTTTTTTATTTATCGCATTATAAGCAATTTTATAAATATTTGTTGCTCCATTAACATCTCTATTCCAATAACCGCATCCGTTCTTACAACAAATCAGTCAGTGGGCGATTTTACACTTTCAGGATTTAACAAATTTAATATAATTATAAAAATGTTATTATTTAAAAAACACATATAAATAAAAATCTATATTATAAATATGGAGTGTGACTTTTGTAATAAAAAAAATGATGACATAACTGTAAAATCAGAAACACACGTATCTAATAAATTTACTGAGAAATGTTATGGTTGTTTTAAAAATGTGTGTTATAATTGTATGGAACCTTTTTGCGATGATTGTAATACTAGAACATGTAAAAAATGTTGCTATAAACACAATGAAATTTTGTGCGGTTGTTACGGAAAATGTTATACTTGTGGAACACACGTTACACGAGGTTCAAAAGGATGGCCTTGTATTATATGTGAAAAATATTCTTACTGTATTTTTAATTGTCGTAATTGTAGACAATGTGACAATGATTGTAATATGGGAGAACATATAAAATTGAATAACTAATTATAAGTAAAATTTTTATTTATAATTGTCTTTTATAAATGGATAAAACATTTGGTAAAAAAACTATGAAAATATTAGTAAAAAGCATCAAACTAATGATAAAAAAATATCTACTTGTAATAAACGAATTATAACTAAAAACAAGAACTATTCATAATTTGTTAGATAAATCTAAATGTATAATTTTGATTTATTTGTATTTTTTATTGTAAAAATATATAAATATAAAACATATATATAAATATGTCACACATTGAAATAATAAAAAATTTATGGTTAGGAAATCAATATTCATCGTCAATATTTGAAGGAGATAGTATATTATCAATAGGGTGTAATCCAAAAAAAACATATACTAATCAATTGAAACTCTCAATTATTGATTCAAAAGATAGTGATATATCTACTATTTTGCAGGATGCTATTGAATTTATAAATAAAGAATTATTATTAAATCACAAAATATTAGTTCATTGTTCTGGTGGAATAAATCGTTCCCCAATTATTGTTATAGTATATTTAGTTAAATATTGCTTATATAATTTACAAGATGCCATAACATTAGTAAAACAAAAAAAAACATCCATAAGAATACAACCGCATTATTTAAGACAAATACAAGATTTTTTATTAGTTTAATAATATATATAAATTTGCATTTTTTTAAATTTGTTATTTTAATGGTTCAAAAAAATATTTTTGTGTTCTAATGTGTTTTCCATTTTCTGTAAAATGATGATCTAAACTTATTATATTATATTTTTTTTTGATTAAATGCTTTATTATTGACAACCAAGGTCTTTTTATTTTATTTGGTTCTCCAACTGCTTTTATTCCATTAAAACTATAATACTTTCTTATTTCAGGTATAAGTTCCATTATTTTTTTTTGGATTTCTTCATTTTTATCTAATTCATAAAGGGTATATTCTGTTTTATTTTCTAAATCTAAAATGGTTATAATTTTATCAACTATTTCTTCTTGTTCTTTTTTGTATAATTCACTTTTAAGACGCATTACAATATACTTAAAATAATAAATAAATTTTAAGTATGTTATTTATAAATTTTTAATTTTCGTCGTCTTGTTGATTGTTTCCTTTTTAATTCATACTCTTCTTTCAAATTATAAGCATATTCAAAATAGTTTTTATAATTTGCTGGTTTCACTTTATCAATTGCTTTTTCAACATTTTTTTCTAACTCTTGAAAATTCTCAACATTTCTATCCTTTTTCAAATATGTTTTTACTTGGTTAAAGTATTGCTCTATTGCATCCGTCTTGGGAGTATATGGGACACAAAATAAATAATGATTACCACTCTTTGTGATTTCATTTTTGATTAACTCGTTATTATGACTTCCTGCGTTATCCAAAATAATAAGATGGTCTTTGTATTTTGAAAATACATTTTTTTCTAAAAATTCTAATAATCTTTCTTTTGTCATACCACCTTTTTCATATAATTCTTTTCCAACGCATTTTGAATTACTTATTGCTACTAATAATGTAAATTTGCGAAATACAAATTGATTAGAAGTTTGCATTACACATCTTCTACCTAATTCACATCTACTATAAGTTGGTTTCAAAGCAGAACCAACGCTCGTTTCATCTAAACAAATAATTTTACTCATAGGAAATTGTTTAACCCTGCTATAAAATTTATTTAATTCAGTGTGTTTCTCAATTGGTTTTTTATATCTTTCTTTTGGAAAATGCTCGTGTCTTGTTCTTTTTCTTGTTTTGTTATTATCTCTTATTACTTGTCCTAAATGTTGAGGTGTGATATTAAATGTAGGATATTTCTTTTTCATATCAATTGCTAATTCATTCATAGTAAGTTGTTCGTTTTGTTTCAATAATTCTAACGCAGTTTTCACTTGGGGGGTTGTAATTTTGTAAGAAATAGGTTTTCTGTTTCTTCTTGTTAAATTTTTAGAAGTATTGTATCTTTTAATCCAATCTCGCAAAGTGGATTTTTTACAATCAAAGATTTTACAAGTTTTCTTATATCCATCTCCTTTATCATTATTTAAGTAATATTTAACCGCAGATATTTTATAATCTTCTGTCTTATGTTTAGTCATCTATATTATTTTGAGAAAAATATAAAAAATAGTTAGGGGGTGCGGTTTTAAATCTTCAAGGGTGTAAAGGATTATATAATACCGCTTTAATTAAATTTATAATTATGATTATGATTACATTATTATTAAATATTTTATGTCAAAGTGGTTTAGGTGTTATTTCATGGATAATAGTTTTTATTCCTTTTATTTTAATGACTGTCATAGTTAGCATGCTTTTATATATTTTTGGGTTAAATGCTACTACAGGTAAATTAAATTATACATGTCAAGGCACATCAAACCGTGAAAATATATCAAGTATAGATGCTTCGGGTAATATAATTATTTATCATCCATATTATGATCCATTAACAAATCCAGTATATTTTAATTCACCGAATATTATTATTCCGAAACCAAAAACTGGTCAAAAACCGAAAATTTTACGTAATCAAATAAGATTACCTCCTCCAAATTCTAGTGGTCACGGTTACACAAGTTAGAATAAACAAAATAAATAATATAAACAATTTAAATATAATTGCTTATTTATTATTATATGAATACATTTTTATCAGTTGTCTTATTATCAACATCTATATGTGTAAAAACATGTTTATTTATAACAATACTCTGTTATTCAAGTAATAATATAATAATTCCGAATTATTTATTAAACTTATTATATAGTTTATCATGTAATTTATCGTATAATTCAATTTACTATTATAGCAAACTACAATTAGGATTTATGAAAACAACAAATAATATTACCAAGTATATAAAAAATACCCCTTGTTTGAATAATTTATTAAATTATATGAATAAAAATAATGATAAAAATTTTTATAGTTATACAAATATAAATAATGATTTAACTATTTGTAGTAAATTTCATCAAGAACACAATTTATATTATAAGCTCATTTTACAATGTAATCCAGATTATGCGAAAAAAACTTATATTGAATCTTTAAAAGTAGAACAAGCAGACTATAAATTTATAATGACTGAAATTACTATTGATAATAATAATATTTCTATCCATTTTACTAATGAAAAATACAATTATTTAATTGTTGATAATAAACTAAATAATCAATTTATTATGTATTTTTTAAAAACTCATTATACAGATTTTGTAAAAGATTTAAGTGATTCTGAAATTGAAAATTATAAAATTAAAATAATAGATCACAATGTAAATGTAGTAGAATTTGATAATACTAAATCTCTTGTTATAAATAAAACAGGATATGAAATTTTATAAATAACAAAATAATCATTTATTAAAACTAGTATAAATAACAACATAATCATTTATTAAAACAATATAAATAAAAAATAATCAATTATTAAAACCAGTATAAATAAAAAATAATCAATTATTAAAACCAGTATAAATAAAAAATAATCATTTATTAAAACCAGTATAAATAAAAAATAATCATTTATTAAAACAATATAAATAAAATTGAATTAATATATAATAGATGGTTGATCCGCATACCACAATAACAATGTCAGTAGATACAACTAGAATAGAAGAACATAATGAATTATCAGATAAGTGGACTCTTTGGGCTCATTTACCTCATGACACCGATTGGAGTATTATAAGTTATAAAAAAATCCATACTGTTTCTACTGTTGAAGAAACAATTGCTATAATAGAAACATTGCCAGCAATTCTAGTTCAAAATTGTATGTTGTTTTGGATGCGTGATGGAATCAAACCAACATGGGAAGATGAAAAAAATCGTAATGGTGGATGTTTTTCATATAAAGTTATTAATAAAACTGTAACTGATTCATGGAAAGAATTAACATACTCGGTACTTGGTAATACTATTAGTAAGCAAGCTTCTTTTGTCGATAAAGTTACTGGATTTACCATTTCCCCAAAAAAGAATTTTTGTATTATTAAAATTTGGATGGCTGATTGCGCAAATCAAAACCCAGCTATAATAATAAGTGAAATTAAGGGAATTGTATCTCAAGGTTGTATATTTAAAAAACATGCGCCAGAATACTAAATATACTTTTAAAAAAAGTATAGCAAAAAAATGATAAAATATACTTTTTATAATAATATAAAGAAAAGTCATAAGTAAACGGAAGCAAAAAATGATAAAATATACTTTTTATAATAATATAAAGAAAAGTCATAAGTAAACGGAAGCAAAAAAATGATAAAATATACTTTTTATAATAAAATAAAGAAAAGTCATAAGTAAACAGAAGTAAAAAAATTTAATAAAATTATTATTTTTTATTTATATTATTTTTAAAAATATAATATAAATTATGGTATTGGTAATGGTCGTTGACTTTTTTGTATAACTAAAGGTTCAGGTATAAGTATAGGACCTTTTTCAAAAATATTTATAGAATCAATTTTAGCTAATTCAGGAACAAAAATAGGAGCAGGATTAACTAAATTTGTAGAGTTAACCCCAAATAAAAAAGATTCAATATCAGGTGCGTTGTATGATAATTTATTCCAAGGTATTTGACCAGGATTTAATCCATTTCCAGCTAATCGTGTGTTGTATGCTGCGCCGTATTGTGAGTTTGGATATAATGTATAACCACTTGACTCAGCAAATTCTCTTTGTTCTAAACAATAATTTCCAGGAGTATTTTTATTACGTGTAGATGCCATATTTATATATACATATACTTTTAAAAAAAGTATAGCAAAATATCTTATTATACTTTTAAAAAAAAATATAGCAAAATATATTATTATACTTTTATTTTTTGCTCCACTTTTTTTAAAAAAGTGGAAAAAGTGGAAAAAATGGATTAAAATAATATTTTTTTTAATTCGATCAATGAATTATTAGTTTCACTAATTTTATCTGTTTCTATAAATTCACATATACACGGATGTACTAAATATAAATAATCAAAAGAAAACAATACCATAAACCCTAATTCTAAATCTGAACTATAAAAAAATTTGTTTGAAACTTTTGTCATACAAGATTTTATAAATTTTTCACCATTAATATTTTTAAATAAAGCACTAATAATAGGTGTAATTATTTTTTCATTAAAATTTTGATCTTCAATATTAAATATATTACATAAATCTCGTCTATACAATGCTTCTCTAACAAAAATTTTTTCATGTTCATTTAAAATTGCTAATTCTGATTCAAAAAATACATCAGAATCATTATAAGAACAAACATATTTTGTATTATAAAAATCCATATTAAATATATTTAATAATTTAGTTTTAAATATATTTCTTTTTTATATCTAAATTTTTTGCTCCACTAAAATTCTTTAACTCCATTTTTTCAAAAATGGACTTTTTTAAAAGTGGATTTAGACATATTGTGTATTAGTATGTTTATTAAAATAATCTTTATCTCGCGTTAGCTCACGAGAAGGTACGCCTCCGCGAATCCAACCAGCACTTGCTACTCCTTCAACATAATTAGAAGGTTTTGACACTGTTTCTTGAATACTTGATAAAAGAGGGGTTTGATGGTATTTAATATAACTTTTTTCACTTAAATTATTAACACTTCGCTTATTCACGAGAGACTCGCCTTGTTGAATTTGAGCTTCCATAATAGGATTCACAGAACCACGTCCTAAAAATGGTACTGTAGCAAAGGGACGTTGAAATAAATCAATTCTTGCTTTAGGATGCGTTTGAATTGTTCCAATTTGTAAATTAGATGAATCATTAATATTACAACCACCCGCAGCAATGCTATTTCCACCATTATAAAAAATACCAGGTTGAGATGTAGCTAAATCAATTGGTTTTTTCATTGTACAATCCGAAACAAAATAATTCTGTAACATATAATTTGCATATCCCATATTTTGAATAGTAGTTTGATCTATACAACAAGGGTCTAGACCGATTCTTGCCATATTATCAAAGGTATAATTAGAAACGTTAGCCATTTATATATATAGCAAAATAATTTTTTCTAAAGATATTAATTAATATTAATATTAATATTAATATTATATACATGTTTTTATTAGAGTTAATATATAATTAATACCTTCCATAACTTCATGAAAAAAAGTATCTAATAAAGAGTATATCTGTAACTGTCTTGAACTCTCGCAATAGCACCTTCTGGAGTGCTTTCCTTTGCCGAATATTTTAAGTCATTATATAAAAATTGCGCAAATGCGCCTTGATCATTTACGACTTTTGTATTTGCTGTACTAAAGAATACACGATTGCTTTGGTCTAATTCAAATTCTTGATATAAATCTCCATAAAGTTGTTTACTAGTATTTTTGATTCCAGGATTTAAAAGTTGTACAGCTCTTTTAACATCTTTGGTAATTTGTTCATCCACATCAGGATTAAATGCGGGTTGAGCAGACTTTCTATTTGGTTCATCCATAATTTCAGTTAAAAGAACATTGCTAAAGGGATTACGCTTGGTGCCTTCCTTAAATTCTGATTTTAAAACAGATTCTAGAGTAACTGGATTAGTAGTAGTGGATGATGATTTATCAAACATTCCAGTTACTTCATTACCTTGAATAGTAAATGCTTCATTTAACATTTCTTTAGTAAGTTTTGATTTTTTCATTTTAAATAAAGCAAAAATTATTACTAATGTTATAATTCCAACAAAAAGAATTCTAGTTGACATTGTTAAAATATATCCTAAAATTGAAACTAAAATTATTAATCTAGTAATTGCGTTAAGTTTTTGTTCGTAAATCATATTTGAATTTGGCCATAGTTCCAACATATGATCTTTGTTAAATAAAATAGTAGGTTCATTCGTCCAAAATTGAGTTGTCATTATATATTATATATAAATTTTTTAAAAAAGTTTATTACGCCTTTTTACATTTCCTCGTTAGTACCTTCGTCAAACGCAGAATATCTATAAATTATTTAATAAATATTAGTAATTACTAGTAATTACTACTAATTACTAATTACTAATTACTACAAACTAATTTTATCGTTAAGTTAATATTTTAATATTATTAGTAACTAATAATGTCATACATATGTCCTTTATGTAAATTACTACCTTCTAGTCATTCATTAACAAAACTTTTAGAAAAAAAAGGAATAATATATTATTATACATGTCCATCACAAGCTGTATTATATTATGATGTCGAAGGTATTATTAATCACTATGACGGTATTTTAAGTCAAATGCCAGAAAATAAAGAATGGGTTTGGGTATTTGATAGTTCAGGTTTTACACTTGTTCACGCAATGCAAACAACCGTTGCTATTGAATTAGCCAAATTAATTTCAAATAAATTTAGTAAAAATCTCAAAAAAATAATTATAATAAACCCTACATTTTATATTACAATTACACATAAAATGATTATGCCTTTTTTAAATAATAAGGTAAGAGATATTATTGAAATAAATTATGAGTCAACACGGATTGAAGAAATATTTTTATAAAACCTAATATATTAAACTAATATATTAGTTAAATATATGGATACAAAATATTTATTTTATGTTACATTAATAATTTCAATTATCGTTCAAATAATAACAGGAATAATAGAAATAGGAGCATTTTTTGTAAAAGTTCCAACTATTTATTCTCTAATAAAACAATTACTAATTTTAGAATTAATGGTTCAATTTATTGAAGGCTCATTTTATTTTTGGTTAGCTTATAATTTTACTAAGGTATTAAATGTCACTCCAAAAAGATATATAGATTGGACTATTACAACTCCAACAATGCTAATAACATTAATGGTGTATTTAATTTATTTGAATAAAATGGCAGAAAATAATGATAACCAATTGGAATTTTTTACAATTTTAAAAGATAATTCAAACATTTTTATACCTGTTATAATTTTGAATTGGTTAATGTTACTATTTGGTTATTTGGGTGAAATGAAAATTATCCCTGTTTTTCTTGGAGTATTTCTAGGTTTTATACCATTTTTAATTTATTATTATATCATTTATGTAAATTATGTAACTCAATCTCAATCTGAAAATGGATATTTATTATTTTGGTATTTTTTCTTTTTTTGGTCATTATACGGAATTGTTGCGGTTTTGCCTTATTACATTAAAAATACATTTTACAATATACTAGATTTGTTCGCAAAGAATTTTTTTGGTTTATTTTTGAGTTATGTAATATTTACTGGAAATTATTGAAACATTATTGTTTATAATTTATCAGTTATCAGTTATAATGTGTGATTATATACTATTTTATTAAATAAAATATTATCTTGAGTATAAATAATATAACATACTGAAAGACATAATACAACCCCTAATCCAAAGCCAATAATAAATTTAAAACTTAAACAAAAATCACAAGAACACATTAAATATTATATTATTATAATATTATAATAATATAATAAAATATTTAAATACTTTTATATTGGTGTTAAACTTTTTTATTTTTTATTTTTTACCCTTTCTCTTTTTTTTCCCTCCAGCTGAACTTCCCGTTGGAGTTGGGTTTACTGTTCCTCTTGGAGTTCTTTCAACTTTCTCTCCAGTACTAAAAACAGAAAATATTTGTTCATCTGATAATGGTTTCGCTTGTTGTACTGGTGCTTGCGCTTGTTGTACTGGTGCTTGTTGCGCTTGTTGAGATTTGGCCTCGGCCTTTGCTTTCATCCTTTCTCTCATTTGGGCTGCTTTCAAATTTTTATTCATTTGAGCTTCCATCGCACCCATATTCATTTTTGTGCCTTTCCCACCAAGTCCAGGAATACCCATTTTACCCAACATTGATTGAATATTATCCATTCCTGGCATACCCTTCATTTTATTCATAATATCAGTAGCTTCTGAGATCAACTCACTTTCTTTTATTTCACCAGATTTAATACGCGAATCCAATTTATCTCCTACATTTTTAACGAGACCCATAAGCTTTGTAGGATTTTTTACTAAATTACTAAATACATCTTTCATATCAGTTACATTTGCCATATCAATATTTAAACTTGCGGCGGTTTCTTCCGCAATCTCTTTTGCTAATTTACCTAGTTGTCCATCAAGCATTCCATTAATATGCTCATGAATGTCATCCGCATTAGGCATTCCTTCAGGCATTTTAGATGAATCATTCGAATTTTCATCTCCTGTAGGAGCAGGTATATCAAATAATCCTTGCATTTGACTTAATGTTTCCTCCAATTTACTCTTAAAATCATCTTGATTAATAGCTTCAAATAATTTTGCTGAATCCCCAAAAGCCTCCCTGTTTTCCAAAGAACCAACTATTGAAAATAAAATCAATTGTAAATATTTCCAAATTGTATCACGAGTTTTTTGGGTTATATCAAATTGCCATAAGTTTTTAAAATGAATATGTGGTAAAAATTCAGTATCAATATCTGAATCCTCTTTGAACATTTCGTCATTTTGATATAATATTTCAAAAAATCTTGGAGGAAACTTCTTTTGACAAAATGTAAATAAGAATTTAATTCCGGCTTGTTGAGATTCTTCAAATGATTTAGTTCTCTCTTCTTCACTATCAATATAGTCAAAATCAGATACATCTTTCCACCATTTACTAATTAATGGACATACTTCTGGAAAGGTTACTTTAATGTCTCTAATTAGATCTTTAATAACTTTGGAAAATTCATCTGGGATTTTTGGTTCTTCTTTATAACTATTCATTATATGTTTAGTATAAAATTATTTTTTTAAATCAAACTAGTTTTAATATATATATCCACTTTTCTTTATTTCATTATAAAAAAAAGTGGATCAAAAATAAAGTTTAATTAATAATTTATAATTAATAATTTATAAATTATTATTATAATAAAATGAATATATTGCTATCATTTGGTGTGATCGTTTTTACATTTACAATTTCTACATTTACTTCTTTTCTTATTTGTTACGTAAATAATTACTCATTCATGAATCCTACTTTTAGCAATGAAAAAAGAATGACTAAAATCAATGAATATATAAGGAACGTCCCTTTATTAATATGTCAATCCACCGGACTTATGTATATTGTTTCTGATAATATAATTCCACATGGACGAAATAACTTGGTTGAATCATTATATTCAATGTGTTTATATTGTTTGATTATTGAGGCAAACTATTATTTATATCATCGACTTATTCATAAATATTTTTATACGAATGTTCATAAAAAACATCATGAAAATATTATTGTATATCCATTTGATACTTTTTATTTAACAACTTTAGATGACCTAGCATCGATTGTTTCAATTGGTTCACCAATTATTTTTATAAATATAACTGTTTATGAACAAATACTAATTCTTTATCTATACATAACATCTTCTTATTTATCACATTCAGAATTATATTGGTCGCATCATAGTATTCACCATAAACTCTTGAATTATAATTATTGTATATTATTTCCTATTTTTGATATAATTTTTTCTAGTTATAAAAAGGATACATTTGTAAAGTAATTTATTATAGTATTTTTAATTTTAATTATCATTTAATATAACCAATTTTGTAAATATGTTTAAAATATCTAAATAATAATCTAATGAAGCTGTTATAAAATCACCATAATAGTTACGTTGTAATATTATATTTGTATCGTAAACAATATAACTTGAAAAAATTACTATTCCAATAGCTGCTAATGTTTTTGATAATATTGTTGATTTATAAAAAAAAGAGAAAATTTGACCTATTAATAATGCTAATAAAAAAATTAATAAAAACAGTCCAGTTTTGAATCCTAATTCAATTCCTGTAGCTAATAAAAATCCGCCAATTAAAAACATTATAGCAAAAATACCAATACTGCCTAACATTGCCATATTTATTAGACCATCATCATTTATTCTTAATTTAAAATAAGCTAGTAAAATACCCCAAATATAAGAAAATACTGAAAATAAAATAAATTTTAACCAACTAGGCATAGGAACAATAGCTAATAAATAAATAATAATAAATGTACTTATAATTAATAACCAATACTTTATACTCTTTGAATCTTCTTTTGAAACTTTTGTATTAGTCATAACATAATAAGTAATTCCTAATTGAGTAATTAAATTAGCAAATACCATTATCATTAATTCCTTTTTTCCTTTTAATAGAGTGCTTAAATTTGTAAATGATTTTTTTATTTTAGAGCCTCCGGTTTGAGCTTTGGATGGAAAGATTGAATTATATAATGAAGAATTTACCATTATATAATTATAAATTATTTTATTTTTATTTATCTTTATTTTGCTTTATTTTTGTTTTGCTCTGCTTTGTTTTGCTCTGCTTTGTTTTGGCTCCACCTTTTTTAAAAAGGTGGATTAAAAGGTGGATTAAAAGGTGGATTAAAAGGTGGATTCATATATAGATGAAAGCTTTGTTAAATTTTGGATATACTTCATTGTTTTTGCCTGTTCTGCCGTGTTCATTGACTTAATAGGCGTACGCAATCTATCAATAGACTCCATAATTTTTCCAGAATTTTCCGCATAAACCAAATCTTGCGAATAATCTTTATTTATAAAAAAACTTATATCTCCGTTTTCAATTTCAGCTTTATATTTTCCAACAATAAATGTATTCCATATTTTAACAATCATTTTGGGATTAGCTTTTCTAATAGCCAAGAGAGAATTTTTTGCTACTAAAATATCATGATCTTCTGGAAATACACTTTGAATATCAGTTACAAACTCCACAAAATGATCATTAAACGCGGTTAATATATTTGAAGCCATTATTATTTAAATAAAGATAAATATGTTTATATTAATTTAAATTAATATATTTTATTTTTATATTTATATTATATTAATTTCTACCAATCTTGAATAGCGAGTAAATTTCCTGCTGAATCATATAGTATATTCTCTGGGTAATAAAAATTAACTGGAATTTGGTCTAGTATATACCATCCTGGATTATTAGTTAAATTTAAATATATTAAAGTTACAGAAGAATTTTCACTTAATGGATTTATTGTAGTAAAAACAGTATTATCATACACATCTGTCGTCGGTAATATTACCTTTTTTTTATGTAAATTATAAATTGTTGAATTTGATGATTTTAAATATACATTTAAAACTACATCTTTATTTATAAAAATATTCATAAATTTTACAACCATTCCATCAGTAGAATCAAGTAAATCTATTTCAAATTTTAATGAATTATCTATAATATATAATGGGCTATTTATATTTTCTAATACTGTATTTTCTTTTATTAATTTATATGAATTGACTATTGGACCTTTAAATACTATAGTAGAATTTAAAATAAATTTATCTAAACGAGATGAACCCGCATCTATAATTCCATCTAAAATTGCTGTTCCTGGCTCACCCTTTTCTCCAGTGGAACCTTTTTCTCCAGTATCACCTTTTGGTCCTCGCATATTGTCATATTTTTCTTCTAAATAATTTTTTAAATATTTAGTATTTATTGCTGAATTTTCATCATTATTATCTACAATAAATCCTGTTATTTTACCTGATACATTTAGATTTCTCTTAACTGATAGATTTTGAGAAAAAATACCTGAACCTATAACATCTAAATTTGCTAATGGATATGGATTATTAATACCAACTTTATCTTTTTGTATGTTTAAAGTAAGATTTTTATCACAATGGACACTAGATTCTGATTCTGGGTTCTTTAATGTTAAGCATAAATTCATTTTTTCAGAATTACAATTACTAATATTTTTTAGTAAATCTAAATCTGATTTACTTATATTAAATCTGGTTCCATTTATTATTGTTCCATTTAATGTTGCGCAATTTGTTTTCAACGAATGACACTCTTGTTCCATTTATTATATTATTATAATATTATAATAATATATAATAAATGGCGGATCCTCAAAGAGATTTTTTATATTCCTTTCATAATTTTAGTATTTTTGATCCAATTACAAAAAAACTTTTATATTCTAAATATTCTTTTAATTTTGATTTGTTTTTAAATGATTTTCCAATTGAAGACCCTGATCCATGGAAACCATCAATATTTCTAAAATTTTTGGAAATTAATTCAATAGACTATGATAGTAAAACTACAATTAAACCAGAATTAATCAAGTATTTTAAGCCTATTACACAAGAAATGATTGATTATAATAATAAATATGGATATTGTATTCATTATAATAATCATGCTTCAAATTTTCCAAATATGTTTATAGAACCAATAATATTAATTAATCAGCAATTTGATATGATTCAATATAAAAATTATGAAATTAGTATTATACAAAATTTTATAATGGAATTTGACAATAAAATATATAGTAAATGGAATTTCGATTTTACAAATTATTCTAATGATTTTAATATTTACGGATCTAAATTATTAATTTTTACAGACTTTATTGATAGAATAATACATTTACAAGATGAGAATCTTGTTTTTGGTGGTGCTGGATTATCTGTAAGATTAGGACCAATTGGATATACTTTACCTGAACAATTTAAAAAATATTTTTTTGATATTCCTGAATTAAAAAATTATATTATTAATAATGGAATTATTAGCATAAATAAATCTATTAGAAGAAATATATTTAATATTGATTTTATTTCTTATGGTAAAATAAATACAGACTTATTATATCTTAAAAATAATATTCCTCAATTACAACATCATTTTAATACGTGTGGACAATTTGAATTAAAACAAATTCCTTTATTTCCAGAAATATTATCTGAAATTAATAAAAAAAAAACAGCTATTGGGACAGTTTATACTCCTAGTGGAATATGTACTGGATTTATATGTAAGATCCAAGCATCGTTTTCTGATCAGCTAATGATTTATTTAGTTACATGTTTTCATATTGTTGATAAATTGGATGATTTCAATACTATTAAAGCGACATTTCAATCTGATACACAAAATGTTACAGCAGAATTTCAAATGTGTTCTCATGATATTTATACAGATATATGGGTTGGAATATTTAATTCTAATTTACCATATAATCTATCACGAAAAGTATCATTATCAGGGTTCGAAACAATTTTATTTAATGATAATTATAAATTAAATATTGGAGATAATATATCAACATTTGGAAATATTGGTTTAAGTGATAACATAACTTATTTAAGTGGTAAAGTTATGGATCCAGCATATTCTGGTTCTTTTAATTCAACAAACACATTATCTATACCTGATACAATTTTAATGGATATGTATTTAACTCCTGGATGTTCCGGCTCTCCAATATTTGTAGAAGATTTAAGTAATAATAAATTAGTATGTGTTGGAATGATAAATGGTTCATTAACTAAACAATCTCAATATTCTACTGGGATTAATGTAAATACATTGGCATCCTTTTTTAGAAATAGTATTTTAAAACCAGAGCCAATAAGATTATCAGCTTTTGACCAAACAACTACATATTTGTCAACTAGAAATAATTTTAAAAAATGGTTTGGAATTATTTATTCATATTATCATCCTCAATTATCAATTAATAAATATCCTATATTATTTGGTTTAAATTGGGTTGGAGGTTTAGTTGTAGAAAATTTTATTACAGGATTTGATTTTGTTAGTGAAAAATTTATTACTAATTATAGAGATTTGGCTAAACAAAATGTAACGCAAATTGAAACTCCATTATTAGGTACTCGAATGTATTATAATTTTATAAATAACGCAAAAATACCTCTAGTAATCAAGTCTGCTACTTTTTTTGATGGAGCTAATTTAGAATATAAAAAGTTTACTTTTGGCAAATTTAATAATCAAGATTCATATTCAAAATTTATCTATGGATTTATTCCAAGTTATGAAATATATAATACCGACGCTAAATCTTTATCCCCTATTTTAGGAATTTATAATGATATTACACTAGAATATTATTATTTTAATGGTATAGAATGGATTTTAGAAACAGAAATTATTAGTGGAAATGAACCTAAAAAATATAATAATTATGATATTAAAATATCTGGGTTATCATATAAACAACACACATTAGAGTATCCAGAATTTTTATTTTCATATGATAAACCTTATCCTGAAATTGAATTTACAAGAGCTGCTGTATTAATAGGTTAAAATATTTGTTTAATTTTATAATTTTATAATTTTATAATTTTATAATTTTATAATTTATAATTTTATAATTTACATTTTTAAAGGTGGTTTATTACCAGTTAATTTTTGTAAATCTTGTTCTCTCTGTTGTAATAATTGTTCAACAGTTAAATCACCTGAAATTTTACCAGCACTTTTATAGTCTTGCTCATCTTCAGGTGTACTAATATTATCAGAATAATTTAAATCCACATAATTATGCATTTGTCTTGTACCTCCATTACCCTTTGCGGATAATGAATCAGAATCCATATCTAAAAAACTATATTGATCTGATGTAACATTTCCAAAACTGCCTCCAAACCCAAATGCCATTGGTTCTAAATTATTTTGAGTAGCCTTTTTAATCAATGCTTCTTGTTTTGGTTTTAAATGTTGCACAATAGACTCACCATAAAGTACTTGATAATTTTGATTCAATAAAAGTAAAGCAGGGACTCTACTAACATTTTCAGGCATAATTATTTTTTGACCATTTTCTAAAATAATATAAACTTTATTATTGGTATCTTTAGTTCTTTTATCAATACAAATAAAATGAATATCCTTTGAAATATTTGCTTTTGAAATTGTTTGTATAAGTTTTTTAGAATGTTCACAAAAATTACTATAGTATAATATTGAACTCATTAATCTATAATAAGTTAATTGAATTTTATATTTAACTCATTTAAATTTAATTTTATTTAAAATAAAATTGATTTAAAAATAAGATATTAAATATACATTATTAATAAACACAATGAATCCTATTATTGAAGAATTCTCCGAAAAAAATGATGAATTAACTTTTACTATTAGTAATATTAATGTAAGTTTAGCTAATGCTATTAGAAGAACAATCTTGTCAGATATTGATATAGTTGTATTTCGTACTTTGCCTCATGACAAAAATGATGCTAAAATTCTTGTTAATACAAGTCGTCTAAATAATGAAATAATTAAACAACGACTAAGTTGTATTCCCATTTTCATTAAAAATTTAGAAGAATTTCCAATTGATAAATATTATGTTGAAATTAAAGTAGAAAATATTAGTAATTCAATGATGTATGTTACTACTGAAGATTTCGTAATTAAAGATGTTGCTACAGATAAACCTATTAGTGATTCTAAAACTAAAGAAATATTTCCTCCTAGTAATAATGGACATTTTATTGACTTTGTTCGTCTAAGACCTAAGATTTCGGATGATCTTCAAGGCGAATCAATTCATTTAATTTGTAAATTTTCCATTGGAAATGCTAAAGAAGATGGAATGTTTAATGTTGTTTCAACATGTTCTTATGGGTTTAGTCCTGATCTAGATAAAATTAAAATAGCGCTTGGTAAAAAAAGAGCCGATTGGAAACAAGAAGGTAGAACAGATGCTGAAATTGATTTTGATTCTAAAAATTGGGAAATTCTTGATGGCCTTAGAGTGGCAAAGAAAGATAGTTTTGATTTTACTATACAAACAATTGGAATTTATTCTAACTTTGAATTACTAGATAAAGCGTGTAATATACTAATATCTCAATTTAATGAACTTAATATTTTAATTGAAACAAATGAATTAACTATTCATAAATCACAAAATACTATGGCAAATTCATTTGATGTTATTCTTGAGAATGAAGATTATACTATTGGAAAAGCTTTGGAATATTTATTATATACTAAATTTTATGAAGGTATTCAAACCTTAACTTATTGTGGATATAAAAAAATGCATCCTCATGATAGTCATAGTATTATTAGATTGGCATATAAAAAAGAAGTAGATATTTCATTCATAAAACAAAATTTAATTGAATGTTTATTAGATGCGGTTCAAATTTATAAAAAGGTTAAGAAAGAGATCTTAAAAATTAATAAGTAAATCAACCTTTTTAAAAAAAGGTTGAGCCAAAAAAGTAATTTAAATTAGTAAGTAAATCAACCTTTTTAAAAAAAGGTTGAGCCAAAAAAAAGTAATTTAAATTAGTAAGTAAAATAAATAAAAAATATTTTTTATTTATTTTATTATAGAAATAATATTATTTAAGCAGTTGTATTTGTATCCATATTAGCATCAGCTTTAATAAAGTCTACATTCCTTTTTCTCATCTGAAAATTCAAACAAAACATCATTAATGATGGATGAATATTATTAACATATTTTATAACAACTGAATTTGTTACATACATTTTTTTCTCTTTTAAATCATCCAAATACTGTTTATGAATATTAAACATGTGCGTTCTATACTGTTCTGAAAACTCTAACAAAGGTTTTTCTTTTTTAATATAACAAGAAATATAATTCGTAAAAAGTGTATTCGTAAACAAATGTAATTGATCTCTAAAATTAGAAAACTCCTTTTTATTTTCTGGATAATACTTTAAAAAATCTCCAACCTTACCTTCTTTTCTTAAACATAAATATTGATACTGCAATTTTGGTTGATTACCGCGCAATTGTCTAACTTCTTCATAAACTGGATTACGAATTTTGGTTCTTTCTCCTGTTTCATTATTATAAACTACTACACCTAAAACATCATAAGATGTATTCATTGAAGCATACTTGTCTATCAAATCCGCATATGTATTCCAAACATATACTGTAGGAATTTTGATTGTAGTATTAGAATGTAAATTCAAAAAATTGGATTTGTCAACTGAATAAATCTTAATATTATTTTTATCACTATTATCTATAATATACATTGAAATTAAATACAATTGAGGGATTTTAAATGGTACAACAATCCTATTTTCTGGATGCTGTAAAACAAAACTATAACAAAAATTTTTATGTAAAGTATCCAAATCTAACTTATTGTTTGCGGCTGCCTCCAAAAACATTGTTCTAAATGTTTTAGAATTTGGAGATTTATAAAAAGAAGATACTGCTCCAACTGTATTACGTGTCGATATTTCCCACGCACCAGATAATCCAATATTTTGATCCCAAAATACATTAATCATGGTACCTTCTACAAATTCCTCAGCAACTAGGGTATCATTTTTAATATTATATTTTTCAATAAAAATATCTGATTTAACCGATTTTGGTGGAGAAAAACATACTACTTGATTATTGCTATTAACAATAACTGATCTACATAAACCATATGTAGGAATAATATCGTATGTTAAATTAGTTTTATTATATCTAATAACTTTATATTTTTGATTATTTAAAGTTGTACACTCAGTTTTATTTAAATTAGGAATTGATCCTGATGATTCTTCATTTAAAAGTAAATCATTAAAACCAGCTATCTGTGACAAGTAGTGTACAATTGAATTCATTGTTATTTAATATTATTAGTAATTTGTCTTTAAATCATTGAATATTTTAATTTGTTTTTTACTTAAGCATAAAAATTTCTATAATAAATATAGAAACAAAATGTCATTTAATTTAAAAACTATAAAATCCGACTCAAATGAAAATGATAAATCAAACTCTGGTACAATTATAGGTCTACAATTAGGAGATGTAATTAAAATTATTGATCCTATAAATCAAATACTTAATGATCAAACTTTTTTTATTGATTATATTGATTTAACAAAAATAAAATTAATTAATATTGAAACATTAATTAAAACAGAATTAAGAATACAACCCGATAAAAAAATCGGTGATGGAACAATTACTTCTATTATTCTATTAAATAGAAATAAAAATCCTGGCTATGCTAAACAAAATGGATTAATGCCAAATACATGGATAACAATATATTTTGGTGGTGATATTCCAAGCGTGATTACTGCTAAAATTACAAATTTAGAAGAAGACATGATTGAGCTTACCGTTTTTCCTGGAGGAGATACTATATATATTAATTTCAACTATCAAGGTATTCCAGAAGATTTACCTATTGAACAAATTGAAATTAGAGAGAAACCTTCAGAAAAGGTATCTTTACAATTAGAAGAAGACTTAGAAGGAGAATTTCAAGGAGACTTAGAACAAGAAGAAAGAGAGCTAATGCCAGCAAAAAATATTCTTCTAGTAGCACCAATTAACAATGTTAAAGCTCAAATGAAAGAAGTTATTTTTAATGCTGATCAAATCAAGTTTGGAGATGAAGATATTGGAACTGTTATTCAATATGTTGATGTTAGTGCCAAAGCTCACAGATATAGTATAGAAACCCAAATATCTGATCTCCTTGACGGCATGTTATCTAAGTATCCAATTGTACAAAGAACCCGAAGTGTTTTAAATAATATCCATTTAACCATTGAAAGATTTAAACAATTAAGAGAGAATTATTCATCATTTGATGAATTTAATAATATTACTGGTGCGCTAGTTTATGGAGCTTCTTATAAACCATTAGAAGATTATTTTGAAAAATTTGATAAAAATTTGTATTGGATTTTACCAGTTATAAAAAATATAAAAAAAACATACGACGATAATGCTACAGGTATATCAAATGATATTATAAATGATGATATGTTATTGAATCTTAAAGAAATCGAAAATATTATTGTAAGATATAAATCTAGAGATTTAGTGGTGGAAGAAAATAAGTATTCATCTCTTTATAAAGAATTAGATCCTTATTTTACTCCATTTGAGGATATAGATAGCGAAAAAACAGATGATGTATTAAGTATTAAACAAATAAAAGAAAATATTAATACAATTGTTAATAATCTAGATAACTTTAATTCATCTGTATTCAATAAAACAAAAATTAAACAAAAACAATTTGTAACTCAACAATATAATTTAGGATTAAATAAATTAAGTGCTTCCAATTTTAGTGGTAATAAAATGTTGTCAACTATAGTTCCTTTAACAAACCCAGATGTATTATTTATTAGCTCTTTCATAACACTTCCTGAACCAACTATTAGATTTTCACGTATTAATTTACCTAGTTCTTCTATATTAGAGAGAGCAAATTTAAATCATACATTTCTTAATTATTGGCAATTATTAAAAAAAAATACAAAGGTACATGATATTAATATTAATAGTTTAAATAAAGAAATTGAATATGATGAATACAACTTTGTTAATAATATTAAAAATTATGTATTAAACATTGATCAAAGTGAATTAAAAAATGATGAAGAACTCAAAAAAATGAATAAAGAACAAATATATCAAAAATTTGTTAATACAATTATACCAAAAACACTTGTTCTTTTTAATTTAATTAAAAAATATATTATTGGAAAGCTTTCAATCGTAGATGTTGTTGGATATTTAGAGCCTTTTAATATTTATTCAAATAACTTGACATATTTACAATACAAAGAAATAACTTCATTTATTTATGAAAAAATCTCAGAATTTAATAAAAAATTTCTTAATCGAACCCAATATTTTTCCAAATTAAATTTGACTTATATTGCTAATAAAATTAAAAACAATACATTTTCTATTACAGATATATTACAAGAAAAAAATAATGTTCGTACAGATGTTTTTGATGCGTATGACTTACCTAATTCAATTGCTGATTCTAATTCTAATTCTAATTCTGATTCAGAACTTCTACGCAAATTATCCATAAAAGATAATAAAAAGCTTTATACCAGCGCTATTTCTCTACAAAATATTTCTCTCATGTTTCCTCAAGATTTTTCAAATATATTTGATGATGAAAAAACAAATGTAAATAAAAATATGAATAAAGAATCTGAATTAAAAACATGTAATAATGTTATCATTGCGAAATTATATAAAAATGAAGAAGAATTATTAAACGATAATGATGTTAATATTTATTTTGATAAAAAATATGATACTACTAACTACGGAATTTTAGATGATTTTGAAAATGAAATGTTCAATATGAATCCTGAAAACTTTATTATTTATTTAACTGATAAGATTAAAAAAAAATTTAAATTAAGTGATGAAGAATCCGAATATTTGACCAATACTTTAATTAATGGACATAAATTAGTAATTAATGGGCAGTATGCGATTATATATACTGATGATGTTGCCGATTATTACATTCGTAAAGATAATAAATGGGAACTAGATGAAACAGTCGATAAAACTGCCGCATCTGATAGTTCAGATATAATTTGTAATCTACAAGAAAAATGTATTAATGTTTCTAATCAAACTATGAAAGATGATACTTGTGAAAGTATTCAATTAAATAAATTTGAATTACAAAATAATCTTTTAAAAAATATAATAAGCGAATTTGATAAAAAATACATCATATCAAAAGATGATCTTAGTAAAAAAATGAATAGACAATTTAATTATAATATATCATTACTACCAATATTAATCAATATCGGAAACGAAAACATGTTAAAATATAATAATCAAAAATATAGATTAAGTCATACAACTGAAGAAGGTATTGTTAATGTTGTTTCACCATACTTAAATTTAAGAGATATCATATTATCACAAGAAGATTTTGTTAAAACACAAAATGATATTATCCGATTTGTTAATAAATTTACAAGAAAATCATATTTTCCTATGGCTGGACCATTAGGTGTATACGAATCAGAACATTGGCTATATTGTGTCACAACAAATACCCCATTATTACCCAAATTTAAATACGATATCGCAACTATATTTTTTAATACAAGTGTTAATTTTGAAGATGAAATTGATATTCTTATTAGCAAACTTGGAGCAAAACAAAGTGACGATGGCGACTATTGGGTTGATGAAAATAGCGGCTGGCAAATTAAAAAAATCGACTTTAGTGTAGAAGAGGGGTATGAAGCAGGTTTTAAAATCTCAACTCGTTCAATACTAGAAAAAGACGCAGGTAGTAAAATTTTATCATCTTCATCAGAACCTATTAAACCAGTTTCAGAAGAAATTATAATGATAAGCAACATAATAAATTCAATATCTTTTGAAATGAGTATTAATATTGAATCACAAAAGGAATTTATTATTAATATGGTTACTGAAACTTTAAGAAATACAATGCCTGATGAGTTTGATTATAAAAACAAAATTAAAGCAAAAATGGCTAGTGGTGTAACAATTCCATCTTATGAATCTATTCAACATAGTTTTATTTTAAATTATACAATTGGGATGATTTTAATTGCTATCCAGACCAGCATACCTTCTATTAAAACAAGAAAAACATTTCCTAACTGTAAAAGATCTTTTATTGGGTATCCATTTGATGGAACTGGAGATTTAAGTAGTTTAAATTATATATCATGTGTTGTATTCAATATGAAAAGTAAAAGTACACCTTGGTATACTCTAGCAAGATTAAAACAAGAAGATATTTCTAAAAAAGTAAAAACATTTATTGATGAATATTTATTAGATTTACCAGAAGTTAAAAGGAAAATGGATGAAAAAACAGAATATCTTTTAGTTAATCAAGAAGTAGAAATATCAACTGAACATGATATAAAAAATTGGGTTCAATTTTTACCTCCACTATTTCCTTTTTCAATTAAAAACTTAAATGATATTTCATCTGAATTTAAAGCACAATTAAAACTGGATTTAGTAAATGGCTTACCTGACCAAAGAGAGAAAATATTAGAAATTCAATCAAAAATAATTATGTTTTCATTAGCTATTCAAGAAAAAATCCATACTATTATTAATAAAAAAACACTTCTATTAACAAGGGCAAATAATGAGGCATATCTTGAAAATTCTTGCTGTAACGAGAAAAAAAATCAAACAACTATCCAATATTTTGAGGATACTGATAGCAGCATAACAGAATGTAACAATATTGTTAACAGACTTACCAATCTAATGATTGATATTTCAAATTACTCCAAAGCCATATTATTGTTTAGTAATATTAATACTAAGAATATTTATCCACCAATACCAAAAAATTTTGATGATAAAACCATATTTTTAACATTTATTCATTTTTGTCACTTTAAAACGCTGATACCTATTGATGAAAATTTATTGCCTTTGTGTGTAGAAAAACCAACTGTTTCTGAAAATGATTCATCAGAGGAAGTTATTACAAAGCTTAAGCTTGCCGGCAAAAAATATTCAAATGAATCCTTTTTAAGATTACTTCAGTTAGTAAGTCAGCAAAATACAATACATATTGATATTAGTCTTCAAATTGTCTCATCGATTGATAAGTTGTTACTAAATTTAGATACAATTGATCCAATTGATCCTGAAAACTATACTGAAGGTAAAAAATCATTTAAACAATTAATAAAAAACTCATTAGATACATTCACTATAGCATCAGAAACTGTTACACAAGAAACAAAAGATTTAAATAATTTTTTAATAAAAAATATTGCCAGTATGAAAACAGATATAATTGATTTTATAACGAAAAACAGAGGTATCAAAACTACAAAAAGAACCTTAAATGAAATAACTTCAACAATTGAGAATATTTCTGATTGGAAATCAAATAAATCTACTAGAAATGAAAATACAAATATTTCTAATGACTCATTATATGGTATTATTCAATTTTTCAAAACATTTATACAAAATATAGTTAAAGTATTTCCAAATATAATATTAAATAAAGTTGATTACAGCAATATTAATGTTCCAGAACATTGGGGAGTTTCAGGAAGACACAAAAAAGATATAAAAGATTCAGTTAGTGATCATTATAATAAATTTAGAGTTTTTTATGAAGACGCATCACTAGAAAATATTTTAAACCAAATTCAAGACATGTGTAAAAATATAATTGTTTTATCAGAAATTACACCTGCTTTTTCTTCAATTAAATATAAAGGAAAAGAATTAAAACCAGTATTTGATGAAAGAACTAGTAAATTTTTATTTGAATATTATATTTTAAAGGTTTTTATAAATTACATTGATTTAGCAGAAAGTGATGAACAATTAGTAAGAAAAATTACTAAACCAGTTACAGTTACAGTTGATGACTTAGTTACTACTGAATATTTAGATGATTTATCAACCAGAATAGACGTTGAATCCAGTTTAAAAGAAGAACAAGATGTTAGATTACTTAGAGGAAATAAAAAGGAAATAAAAATAAAAGTTTCAAATCTTTTAGTAGTTTTTATTCAAGCGATTGAAGAAAACAGACATAAAACTAATTATTCATACGAAAACATTTTGGATTTGGTTTTTAAAATTAAAGAAAGAGAGAAAAATAACATCACTTCAAGACTTCAAGGGTTAACGGATGAAGAAAGAGAAGCTGATACTATATTAAAAGTTAATAAACTTGGATTATGGAGCAAAGGTCTTCAAAAAGGACTTACCACTTATGTAAAAGACACATTTGATGAAGATCGTGAGGATATGGAAAAAATGATGCAGTATGAAAAAAATTTAGCACAACATAACAGATCAACTGGTAAAAATTTGGATATGGATCAATTTATGGAGGGTATAGTTGAAGAAGCAGAAGTTGACGATGATATTGAGGCAGATAATTTAGATTACAGAGGTTACACAGGAGATGATGGTAATTATGAAGAAGAAGATCAAGACAATGATTTGGATTTTGATTCTTAAAATCCATTTTTTTTCAACCTTTTAGAAAGGTTGAGCCAAAATTCTTTAACTCCATTTTTTCAAAAAATGGAGTTGAAAAATATAAAAATTTGTTATAATTATATATAAATGTACAGGAATATAATTCAAAATAATATAACACTTGTTGCTATTATTTTATTTATTACTATTTTCTCTCTAATTCAACTATCTAAACCAGTATTTTTATATAATACAGACGGTAGTATTAGAGAATTTGGGATTGGATATAAGAACAAAACAATCTTTCCCATTTGGTTATTATCTATAGTTTTAGGAATTGTATGTTATTTAATTGTCATGTATTATATTGTTCACCCCAAATTTTTCTAATTTATCTATTTAAATACTTATCTTCTATATCAAAATCATCACAATAATTATAACTATAATCATTCAAGTCATAGTGGTCATCTTCATCAAATTTTTTTTCATCCATTCTTTTTTCAATTATTTGTTTTTTACTTTCAGACGGTTTCAATATTTTTTTTGGATTGATTTTTTTATTAATAACTGAAATAAATTTATCTTTATCTATTTTCACAATATTTATCTTTGAATATTTGTCTATTTTATGTGGATCATTTGAAAACAAACATTCTGTTAGTCTATTATCTGATTCTTCAACTAATTTTTGGTCTTTTATTTTTTTTATCTCATTAATAGACATACAATCTTCCATTATATAATCTTCCATTATACAATATTCAACTGAGTTTTTTGATTCATCCATATATTATTTAAATACATATATTATTTAAATAATTTCAATTCAGTTTCTAAGGTTCTTTAAGCCACTTTGGCAAAATATATATTAAGGTTCTTTAAGTTACTTTTCTAATATATATTCTAAGATTGCAAAAAAAATGTATGGGAAAGTAAAAAGGGAAATCGATTTTGGACATTTATAAATGTCCATTTTTGAAAAGGCCCTTAAGACTTTTGGAAAAACCCTTGATTTGCTGCATAATTGAAAATTAGCGTCTCATGACATTTTACAAATATTTTATTTTGTTATCATAATTTTTTATAATTTAATTAAAAAAGTATTTAGGAATATTATAATAAAGTATAATATATACAACAAATGGCAACACCGATTTCACAGATTTCACCGCAAAAATATGAGTGTAATGTTTGCTTGGTAAAGTGCTTTCGCAAATCAGAATGGTTAAGACATATTCAAACTGATAAACACAAAAACAACCAAAACGGTGAAATCGGCAACAATTTGACAACAACCTTTTCACCAAACGTATGTACGTGTGGAAAACAGTATAAAGATAGAGCTGGCTTATGGAGACACAAAAAAAAGTGTTTTTTTATTAATGCCAAAGAAAATACTGAAATTATTAATAAAGAAGAACCTGAAATATCATCAGAATTAATTTTGAATATTATACAACAAAATCAAGAGTTTAAAGATTTATTAATTGAACAAAATAAACAAAACTTAGAATTACAAAAGCAAATGTTAGAGGTTTGTAAAAATGGTACATCAAATATTAATAATGTAAATAATATAATTAATCCTACTATGAATAATTCAAATAACAAAACATTTAATCTTCAAGTATTTTTAAACGAAACATGTAAAGACGCAATGAACATTATGGATTTTGTCGATTCTATTAAGATCTCATTGTCTGATATTGAAAGCATCGGAGAGCTAGGGTTTGTTAATGGAATGTCTAAACTAATTATTAAAAATCTAAATGCTTTAGACGAGAATATGAGGCCAGTCCATTGTAATGATCTAAAAAGGTCATCATTGTTTGTGAAAGACGCAAACATATGGGCAAAGGAAGATGATAATAATAATAAATTAAAAAAGGCAATCAAGTCCATTGCGCATAAAAATATTTGTGCGCTCCCAGAATGGAGGAAAAAATACCCGGATTGTATTTATAGTGAGTCCAAAAAGAGTGATCAGTATAACCATATTGTTATAGAGGCTATGGGAGGTTCAGGAGACAACGATGATGAAAAGGCAGATAAAATAATATCAAAAATAGCTAAAACAATTACAATTGATAAAAACAATAAATAAAAATAACTAACTTGCTATTGTGTATACAGTATTATCAGCTTCCGCCTTCTTAGCTTTAGCTTCTTCTTCCTTTTTCAAAAATTCATTATAATTTTTTTCCATCGTAGCAGTATTACTTTGACAACCTCTAGTAGTTAGCTTAAGTTGAATAATAGATGTAATCAGAATACCCGTATAAACATACCATAATGATTCTCCGATTGTATCTCGCGTTACAACTAATTCAAAAAATTGTTTTCTTAACTCACTCGTTTCTGAAGAAGTATCATCCTTGTATTTCTCTTTCATTAATGGTTTTAAAATTTTCCAATAATCCAAAAAATTCTCTGGAACAATTTGATTTATTAATATAGACGTATTTCCACAAATTTTAACAATAGCATCAGCTGCGTCTTCTAAAGCTTCTTTTTCTTCTTTTGTTTCGTTACCTGTTAATTTTTTCTCAACATCTCTATTTATTAACAACTCAGTAATTATTTGTGTTGCCGAACTAGAAATATAAAAATACCCAATTACATCAGAAAAAGCGCTTTTAAATCCAGGATAAATTATTAAAACAATAATTATAACTCCAAATATTAGTGTCCAAGGAATAAATGTTAGAAATCCAGCTGCCCCTATATTTTCAGAAATACTTCCACCACACGTTGTAGAAATAATTGAAGCATTTACAACAAACTGAACTAACATTACTAACATTAAATAAATACCTAAATATAAATAATTATTTTTATTATATGTTTCATATTTTTTTACATCTATTAGATCATCATATGATAAAACCGGTTTTAATGCCATATAATAAAATACTGTAGTCAATATAAAAGTAAGAATATTTATATAAGAACTTGCCATATAGATATTGTGTATAATATTTTTTAGTTTAATAAAAGCATTTATTATGGATTTCGATGAATTTGTTAAGCCACGATTAACAGAACCAGGAATTAAATATTTTTTAAATGAAACACTTAAGCAGTGTCATATAAACAAAAGTAATTATAATAATATGCTAATAAATATCTGTTTGTTACTTGGATTCTTATGTATTTTAGGAGGAATATTATTTTATAAGTACAAAGGTAGATTAACTCAAGTAGAAAAAGCTAATAAAGATAAGGAAAAACAACAATACATATTATCAAAAGTTAAAACATTTCAAGAGGCTAAAAGAACGGCTCACCAAGAATTAATTAGCGGATTACCAGGATGGGATAGTGAATATGATGTAATACATAATAAAATCAAATTATAAAAACTAGAAAATTTAATAAATAAAAATAAATAATAAATAATAAATAATATAAAATATATATAATGATATCATTCAATGAAGCATTAAATAATTATTATGAATTTAAGACATTATATGAAACATCATATTCTAAAGAAAAACGAGACATAATTAATAATAAAAAATTAAGTTGGAATGAAAAAAGAAGCAGTTTTCAGAAATTAAAACCAAAATGTATTAATTGTAAACGACCTGTTGGTACCGTTTTTTCTAGAAAATTTGTTACTGATAATACAGGCGGTCATAAAATGTTATTAGCCGTTTGCGGTGATAGAGTTACACCATGCCCATTGAATATAAATATTAAATTAGATCTTGTTAATTCATTAGAAAATAATATCAAAGAACTCGATAACAGTATTAAAGAAGATAAAAATGTTATTATTCAAAAAAAAAATGAATTACTTTTTGGGTATATAACAACTGAAAGAGCGGTCAATATATTTGATAATTATAAAACAACTTTAAATGAAACATACGAATTAAAAAATTTTTTCTTGGAATTATTAATAAGTAAAACAGATAATGAAGAAAATAAAAAAAAATTAAATGATCTATTGGCTGAATATTATGTTATTATTAAAAATATTAAACAAGATATTAAAGACGCAAATATTGATAACAATCTTCAGTTACTAGAAGATACCATAAGAAATAATTATGTTGATTTACTTATGACTAAACCGGCTAGTTCTGGTAACCCAGCACAAATTGGTATATTAGAAAAAATCAGAAACCTTAAATACATGTATAACAATGTAGAGTATGATGAAGATACAAATGAATATCATTTGGTTCAAAAAAAAAATACGATTGAAAGTTTAGAAGAACCATACAGCTCTGAAGTAGTGGATTATGTTTTTGGTGTATTTGAATCTAAGGGTAAAACTAAAAAGAAGAGAGATCAAGCATCAATTAAATCAATTAAATCAAAAACTAGAAAATTAAGAGTTGAAGATTCTACAAGTGAAGAAAAAGAAAAAGAAAAAGAAAAAGAAAAAGAAGAACCAAGAATTGGACTAGATGGCACAATTACATGGGAAGATGAAGAACATACCAAAGTATGGAATAAACTTTCAGATAAACATAAGGAAATGTTATCGAAACAACCAGAATGGTTACAAGACTCAATGAGTAATTATGTTACATTAAATACACAAAATAAAACTCTTAAATTAGTATTTCCGCAAAATATAATATTTCCACCTACATTATTAGATGATGGAACATATGATTTTGGTAACGAATTATACAGTGAAGTTAACAATAAAAACCCTCAACTAATGGCAACATATTTAAAAGATTTAAACAAAATTGGCAAACCAATATTAACAGTTGAAGGTAAATCGGCCGATTTTGAACCTATAAATAAAGAAAAAGCAAATGAATGGTTTAAGAGTAATTTTGAAAGAAAAGTTTATGATTTTTTATATCCTGTGCCTTCTAAATTAATTGTTCTATAAACCTTTTTTAATTAAATAAATATTTAATAAAACATTTAAATAATATATATTTTAATATATATATTATTTATACATGTTACTAAATTACATATCATTTCCTGTTTTTATAGTTAGTTTTGCTGTAGGATTATTTTTTATTTATATTTTAGGGCCTAATTTGAAAAAAATTATAATTTACCCATCACCAGAAAATGTAGATAAGGTTTTGTTTAAAGATAATGCTGATAATTGCTTTTATTTTAAACCACATGAGGTAGAATGTCCATCAGATGAATCTAAAATAACAAGCATTCCAATACAAGCATCTTAAATTACTATTTTATAAATATTTTATTAATATTTTATTAATATTTTAATATATAATAATGCATTTAGAAAAATTTGTACATTCTCAAACAGGAAAATATATGATGTCTATTTTATTAGGTTTTGGGTTAGCTTCTTTATTTAGAACAGTTTGTAAAGGAAAAAATTGTTTAGTTTTTAATGCTCCACATTTAGACCAAGTTCAAAATAAAATATATAAAAATCACAATAAATGCTATTCATATATTCCAGAATCTACAAAGTGTAGCAAAGACAAAAAAATCATTAATTTTGCGTAATTATTATAATCAATCAATCTTTATAATAATTATGAGTGATACAACTAATATTTTAGATCTTCCAACTGATCCTGCTGGCGGTGGCAACATAACTATAACTTCTAGTGAGATTAAACAATCTTCTCAAAATGGTGGAGCTGGAATAAGTTTAGATCAAACTACCATAAGTCAAATTGTAAATGGTCTTCAACAGGCTACTATTACTGGTTCAACACAATTACCATCTAGAGATATTTCTATGAATACAAATAATATTACGACCGATCCATATGTTCAACCAAATTATGTGCCACAAGTAAACAATCAACCGGATTATATTAAGAATTATGAAACAAATGAAGATATGATAAATAATTATAATAGAAATGCTGAAAATAATAATTCACTTGATGAAATGTATAGTGAAATTCAAACTCCTTTATTATTAGCAGTTTTATACTTTTTATTTCAATTACCATTTTTTAAAAAAAACTTATTTACTTATTTTCCTATTCTTTTTTCTGTAGATGGAAATTTAAATATTAATGGGTTTTTATTTACGAGTGTTCTTTTTGGATTATTATTTTATATGCTGAATAAGATAACAACACATTTTGGAAAGTTTTAAATAATATATTTTGAATTTTGCTATACTTTTTTCAAAAGTATATATAAAGGTTTGTTTTGCTATACTTTTCAAAAGTATATAAAGGTTTGTTTTGCTATACTTTTCAAAAGTATATAAAGGTTTGTTTTGCTATACTTTTCAAAAGTATATAAAGGTTTGTTTTGCTATACTTTTTTCAAAAGTATATATAAAGGTTTGTTTTGCTATACTTTTTTCAAAAGTATATAAAGGTTTGTTTTGCTATACTTTTTTCAAAAGTATATATAATGATTAATCAATATGTCGACAAATTTATAAAAAATTTACCAGAAGAACTAAAAAATAATAAAAAACCTTTACAATTAGATTTAGTTTTAGATGGGGGAGTTTTTAATGGTAGTTACTTAGTTGGTGCTTTATGTTTTTTAAAAGAAATGGAAAAACAAAATTATATTAAAATAAATAGAATATCCGGATGTAGTATTGGTTCCGTTATTGCTTTTATGTACACGATTGATTGTTTAGACATTTCAGAAGAATTTTATAATATTATATTCAATCAATTAAAAATTAGTCATAATTTAAGTATTAATGAAGCACTAAATACCGTATTAAAAAATAGAATACCAGATGATATATGTGATAAAGTAAATAATAAATTATACATTACATATTATAATATTAAAAAGAGAATACAAAAAATAAAGTGTTCTTATAAAAATAAAGAAGAAATAATTAATACAATAATAAAATCGAGTTATATTCCATTTGTTATGGATGGAAACGCAACATTTGAAAAAAAATATATAGACGGCATGAATCCATATATATTTAAAATAACAAACGATAGAAAAGTATTACATTTAGATTTATTTGGTCACAATAAAATAAGGCATTTAATAAATATTAAAAATGAAAACACAAATTTTCATAGAATATTGAGTGGATTGCTAGATATACATAATTTTTTTATTAAACAATCCAGCACGGATATGTGTAGTTATGTTAATGATTGGTCAATAATTGATAGATCACGTATTTTTTTAAGAATAATAATTGAAAAAATAATAATTTACTTTTTTTATTTTGTAATTTCAATACAAAAATGTATACCAAATGAAATAAAAGATTATGTATTATATAAAATATTATCAAAAATTACACACGAAACATATATAATCTTATTACAAAACTATTGTATATAGATTTTTTTAAACTTTAATATATTTTAATACATTTTAATATAATTGTTTTTTATTTTTACGTGTTTTATTTTTCCCCCAAAAATCAAAATTATAGTTCTTTTTTTTCGGTTTATTTTTATTCTTTTTTACACTTTTTTTCGGTTTATTTTTATTTTTTTCAGATTTTTCAGAATTTTTAGATTTTTCATTTTTAGTTTGTAACTTATCTTCAGGACGATAATTTAAAAACCATTCATTATATTCTTTTGTGCCTTTTTTATTTTTCAATTCTTTAAATTTTTCAGCTTTTTCAGCTCTAAGTTCTTCAATAGAATTTTGATGCCCATAGCATGAAATACTAAACCTTTTTAATAATCCTTTTTGTTCTAATCTATTTTTTTGTTGAACTTGAAATAAAAATTTAGCCATACATAAAATTCTATCAGAAAACTCTATATAATATGGTCTATTCGTATATAAAAACGCTAGATAAAAACTCAACATTGTATCAATCGTAGCTATTTTAACTTTTTGTCCATTATGATTAATAATATTATAACTATGACAACCTATTGGTTTATATATAAAAACAATAGAATCCTCGCCAACTTTAATCTCATAATGTTCAGGAACAATTTCACCAACAGGAGGTCTTTTAATAATCTTAACATTTTTAATATCCGCATCTTTTAAACGTTCTTTAATAATTTCAGCAGTTGTTTCAGGTTCATTGGATAATACATCAAAGTCAGCTATTTTTTCAAAATGTTTTTTTAATTTGCGAGGCATATATTCAGCATAGAGAGAAATCGCATATCCTCCAAAAAAAATCACACTTTGATTAACAAGCGCGTTTTGAACTGTTTCATAAATTGTATCCTCATTTGTTTGATCCGCCATTTCTCTTTGATACTCAACATCATGACAATTTATAGAAGCTAGTGGATAATGTTTATTTAATATAGTTAATCGTTTAAGAACCTTTTCCCATCTGCTCGTATCTCCAGCGGGTCTACTAAGCTCTAAGTACATAGACATTCTTAAAAAATTTGGTGGAGCATATAAAATCCCTGCTACTCTTAAGGAATCTTTCTTTAAAGAATTATATATTTCTTTTGGTATATTAGTTAAGTCCGCAATAGGCATATAATTTACATAAACTTTATATGTTCCATGATGTTGGCCAGATTTTGCTTCCACATCGGTAAATCCTTCTTTAAAATAAATATCAGATAATTCTTTAGCATCTTCTAGTGCGTTTATTGTAAAAAAATCATAATCTGGAATTTCAACATCTTTATCGTAAAATTGGTCTTCTTTTGGTAAAATATTATTGATCGCGGTCCCTCCGTAGCATATTAAATTCTTCTTCTTAATAAAATTTTCAACTATCTTTATTATTTTTTGAACTTCTTCTGAATTTACTACACGTTTACCTATTTTTTCTTCTGCTTTGTCAACAGCCATACGCAAAATTGCCAATTCACAATCTTCAAAAGATAAATCTTTACAAATCTTTTGCTTCATATATAATATAAATATTTATTTAATATTTCAAATAAATATTTATAAAAATAATTTTATTTAATTTTTCCTTTTTTTATTTTTATTTTTCTTCTTTTTATTTTCTTCAGGTTTTACAGTTTCTTCTTTGACTTCTTGAGTTAAAGAATCTCTTTCTGATTCTTGATTACAACAATCAGAATCGCCTTGATTACAACAAATAGATTCTCTTTCAGAATTAACTTCTTCTACTTCTACAACTTCTTGTTGTACTACTTCTTGTTGTACAACTTCTTGTTGAACTTCTTCTACTTCTTGTTGTACAACTTCTTCTACTTCTTGTTGTACAACTTCTTCTTCTACTTCAACTTGTTGTTCAACTTGTTCAACTTCTTCTATAACTTCTTCTACTTCAACTTGTTGTACAACTTCTTCTTCTACTTCAACTTGTTGTAGAAATTCTTGTTTCACTTCTACTTCAACTTGTTGTTCAACCTGTTCTACTTCTTGAACTTCTTCTTTTTGTACAACTTCTTCAACTAATTCTTTTTGTTGAACTTCTTCTACTTCAACTTGTTGTAGAACTTCTTGTTTTACTTCCTCCAATTTAGCCTTACATGTACATTTTTCAGTTTTACATTTACAATTTTCACTTTTAGATTGTGATAATCCCATATTATTAATAATATAATATTTATTTAAGTATATATTGTATAAAATATTTAAAATCTAAACATCAAAACTATAAAAATCAGTAGTAACATTTCGTGTAGCATATGATAACGCTGGATCTTGTTGTGTAGGTTCTTCAATCATTACTGGTTTGTATCTTAAATCTTCTGGTTTCAAGCAAAATGCGTAACCACAATTATCAAAAAATGTAGTATTTTGAATTAAAAAATTATCTACATATTGATAACGAACTGCTACCATTTGACAACCCGCATCTCTAGATAAAATACCATTTGGATTTACTGGGTTACTTCCACTATCAGGAAAAACAATTGTCATATTTCTTTTATTATATTCTCTCAATTCTTCTAAATCAGGATTGTTTTTTACATCATAATAACTGTACGCTCGCATAAATATAGAATTACTAGTCATATTCGCATATTCCATTAAATCTTTATTCTCCAAAAATGATGTATTAGTTCTATCAAAAATAAGTATTACTTTATTCATAAAATTTAACAAAGGCTCACCTCCTAAATTATGACCTGCTGTCTCATAACTGTATTCTTTCCCTAATAATATGGTGTCATATGATTTAAAAATATTTGCTAAATTAGAATACATACTTTGGTTATTTGACATGAATCTTAAATGAATTAATATTGGATCTCTTGGATTAGGAGCTGTACTACCCGAAAAAGCATAATTTTTTATTGTCTTCATAACATCACTAAAACTCACAGAATTATAAGTTTCTTTTATATAGTAATTGTCTGACGTGCTTGTTGCTACTACTGGATCGTTATCAATTGAATAAATTTCAAAATCTAACCCTCTTACACCTTGCGTTAGAACAGCTTTAAGGTTACATATTTCAACAATATCATTTTTATAGCTGCCTCCCGAACATGCGTTATATGCGGTTTTAATATAATATTCATTCAAATTACCACTACAATCAGGGTCATTTAAGTTTATGGAACGTAAATTCCCATTTACATCGCCATATAAATCATTTATATATGAGCATTCCCTACTAGGTAGTTTTGTTAAATATATTATGTATACAATCATCATAATAACCAATAATAAAATAAAGCCTAAAATTATATTACTTACGAAATCTTCTTTCATGTTTTTAATGCCAGTTAATGGATTTGGTGTTGCTATTTTATCAGACATATCTTAATATATTATATTATTTTTAAAATATAATAAGTATTTTAATTTTTATATATTTAGGAAAATTTATCTTTAATATAAAAAGTAAGGCTAAACTACTTAAATATAATATTTATATATAATATAAAAAGATGCCTAAAATTTGTGATTTTGAAACTTGCAGAAAACAGGCTAGCTATGGAGAATTTTATGGTAAACCATTAAGATGTAAAGAACATAAAGAAAAATATAACTTGGTTAGTCGAATGTGTCAACATAATAATTGTAAAACAATATCAATTTTTAATTTTGAAAAAGAATTAAAACCAAAATTTTGTAGTAACCATAAAGAACTTGGAATGACTAATGTAAAAGATAAAACATGTCAATATTCAGGATGTAAAACTATACCAAATTTTAATTTTAAAGGGGAAATAAACCCTAAATTTTGTAGTAACCATAAAGAACTTGGAATGGTTAATGTAAAAGATAAAAAGTGTCAACATCAAGATTGTAAAATACAACCAACTTTTAATTTTATGGGAGAATTGAAACCTAAATTTTGTAGTAACCATAAAGAGATTGGAATGGTTAATGTAAAAGATAAAAAGTGTGAACATCAAGATTGTAAAATACAACCAACTTTTAATTTTATGGGAGAATTGAAACCTAAATTTTGTAGTAACCATAAAGAGATTGGAATGGTCAATGTAAAAGATAAAACATGTCAACATCTAGGATGTAAAACTATACCAACTTTTAATTTTGAAGGAGAATTAAAACCTAAATTTTGTAGTAACCATAAAGAGTGTGGAATGATTAATGTAAAAAGTAAAACTTGTGAACATCAAGATTGTAAAATACAACCAACTTTTAATTTTATGGGAGAAACACACGGTAAATTTTGTAGTAACCATAAAGAGTGTGGAATGATTAATATAAAAATTAATTGTAAAGCAAATCTATGTTTAGGAACTTCAGGAAATCCAAAATATAAAGGTTATTGTTGTAATTGTTATCAACATTTATTTCCGAATGACCCATTAAGCTTACAAATGCGGTCAAAAACAAAGGAATTAACAGTTAGGCAATTTATCAATATAAATTTTGAAGGATTTCAACACGATAAACCATTATTTACTGGAAATTGTGATTGTACCAATAGGAGAAGAATAGATCATCGTGTTTTAATTGGAAATACTCTTTTATGTATTGAAACAGATGAAAATCAGCATAAGAATTATGATAAAAAAGATGAAGAAATTAGGTATGATGATTTGTATATGATACATTCAGGAAAGTTTGTTTTTATTCGTTTTAATCCAGACAAATATATAAACACAAAAAATAAGTCTGTTAATCCTATGCTTTATACACGGTTGCCTATTTTAAAAGAAGAAATAGAAAAACAAATAGAAAGAATTCAAAATGAAGAAAATAACGAATTATTAGAAATAATTAAATTATATTATGATGATTATAATTGATTTAGAATTAAATAACTATATATATTAATAAAAAACATGACAGGAGGCCTTTTAAATTTAGTCTCACAAGGACAACAAAATGTTATCTTAAATGGTAACCCGTCAAAATCGTATTGGAAAGGTGTTTATCAAAAATACACAAATTTTGGAAAACAATCTTTTCGTCTTGATTTTGAAGGAGCAAAAACATTAAGATTAAATGAAGAATCTACGTTTACATTTCGAATAAAGAGATATGCTGATCTTCTTATGGATTGTTACCTTAGCGTAGAACTCCCCAACATATGGTCACCTATAATGCCGCCTAGAGAAGTTATTAATTCAGCAGGTGAAACAATATACACTCCGTGGGTCGGATATGATTTCAAGTGGATTGATAATATTGGAGCGCAAATGATAAGCCAAATTGTAATCACTTGTGGAAACCAAACACTTCAACAATATTCGGGACAATATCTTTTAGCCGCAGTTCAGAGAGACTTTAGCGGAACTAAAAAGGCTTTGTTTGACCAAATGTCTGGAAACGTGCCGGAGCTAAATGACCCAGCAAATGCGGGAACTCGTGTAAATGCGTACCCAAATGCCTTTTATACATTAAACCCAGCCGGAGCTGAACCCTCAATACGTGGCAGAATAATTTATATTCCATTAAATTCGTGGTTTGGATTAAAAAGTCAGCAAGCGTTTCCTTTAGTAGCTCTTCAATATAACGAGTTACAAATAACAGTAACCTTTAGGCCGATCAATGAATTATTCAGAATCCGCGATGTATTTGATTATACAAATAATTTCCCCTATATTGCGCCGAATTTTAATCAATTTTATCAACAATTTTATCGTTTTCTTCAACCTCCACCTGATACTGAGTTAGGTCCGACATCATATTTAGATACAAGAACAATTTGGAATTCAGACATAAATTTGAATTGTACTTATGCTTTTCTATCGAATGATGAGGTCAAACTTTTTGCTAAAAACGAACAGAATTACTTATTCAAGCAAGTACACGAGAATATTTTCTATAATGTAACAGGAGCAAATAAGATTCAATTAGAATCATTAGGATTAGTTTCAAGTTGGATGTGGTATTTACAGCGTAGTGATGCGAATTTAAGAAATGAATGGTCTAATTATACAAATTGGCCTTATAATTATATTCCAAATGATTTAATATTAGCACCTACGGCAGGCGATTATCCGAATCCAGATCCAGCACCACCACCACCAACTCCATCAACTCTTGGTCCAGGTCTAAATCCTTGGGGGGGATTAACCGGTCTAATGATTACAGGAGATTATAGTATGCAGAATATAAAACAAATATTATTAGGTCTTGGAATCCTTTTTGATGGTCAGTATAGAGAGAACATCCAACCCGCGGGAGTTTATAATTATATTGAAAAATATACAAGAACCGCTAGTAATGCGCCAGAAGGTTTGTATTGTTACAATTTTTGTTTAGATACATCACCATATAATTTACAGCCATCAGGTGCGATAAATATGAATCGTTTTAATCAAATAGAGTTTGAGTTTACAACAATTATTCCACAATTAGATCCTTTGGCGCAAAGTTTAACAATTTGTGACCCTGAGACAGGTGATATTATAGGTATAAACAAACCTACATGGAGAATTTATGATTATAATTTCAATCTTATTTTATTCGAAGAAAGAATTAATATGGTTACATTTGTAGGTGGAAACGCAGGATTAATGTATGCTACTTAGATGGTATCATAAAATAAAATAATAAAATAATAAAATAAATAGCTTAAAAATAATTATTTAATTAATTAAATAATGATTCAAATCAGAAAAATAGTCACATCTTCAAAAGATCTACTACCAAAATGTATAGATTGTAAATATTTTATTAAACATATAGAAGATAACAAAGAATATCCAGATTTGGGTAAATGTAAAATAAATGGGTATTTCTTGCCAAATACATTAGGACCAGTCTATTTTTATGCTAATTCTTGTAGAACAGACGATAAATATTGCGGAAAATCTGGATTACAATTTAGAAAATAACCTTTTTAAGCCACTTTTAGAATATATAATATAAACTTCTTTAAGTCACTTTTCCAATATATATTCTAAAATCATAGAAAAATGTCTGGGAAAGTCAAAAGGGAAATCGATTTTGGACATTTATAAATGTCCATTTTTGAAAAGGACCTTAAGACTTTTGGAAAAACATCGGATTGGCAGCATAATTGAAAATTATCGTGTCACGACATTTCAAAAACTTTTTATTTTGTTATCATATTATTTTATTATTTATTTAAAAAATAGTTTAGGAACTTTTTTTGTTAACAATATATATAACAAATGTTAACAAATTTAGTTCCGAAAGTTCCAGATATTTTTAGTTGTAATATTTGTGACTACTCTACATCACGAAAAAGTCAATATGAAAGACATGTATTGACATCTAAACATAAAAATCTAACACTTACTAACACTTTTAGTTCAGAAAGTTCCAATATTTATAATTGTACAAAATGTAATAAAATTTATAAATCACGTGTTGGATTATGGAGTCATAAAAAAAAATGTAATATTACAAATACAAATATAAATGAAGAAAAAATAATTGAACAAACACCAGAAATATCATGTGAATTAATATTGAATATCATACAACAAAATCAAGAATTTAAAGATTTATTACTTGAACAAAATAAAATAATGATGGAAATGTCAAAAAATAATAATACAACAAATATAAATAATTCAATGACCAATTCAAATAACAAAACTTTTAATCTTCAAGTATTTTTAAATGAAACATGTAAAGATGCCATGAATATAATGGATTTTGTGGATTCTATTAAGATCTCATTATCTGACATTGAAAGCATTGGTGAGCTTGGATATGTCAATGGAATGTCCAAACTCATAATTAAACATCTTAATGCCTTAGATGAAAATATGAGACCAGTCCATTGTAATGATCTAAAAAGATCATCCTTATTTGTAAAAGACGCAAACGTATGGACAAAGGAAGATGATGATAATAATAAATTAAAAAAGGCTATAAGGACCATTGCGCATAAAAACATTTGTGCTCTCCCAGAATGGAGGAAAAAGTATCCGGATTGTATTTATAGCGAGTCCAAAAAGAGTGATCAATACAATCATATTGTGATAGAGGCAATGGGTGGATCAGGAGATAATGATGATGAAAAGGCGGATAAAATAATTTCAAAAATAGCCAAAACAATTACAATTGATAAGAAAAGTTAACATACGTTTCTTTAAGCCACTTTTAAATTAATTATATTAATGTTTTGAAACTAAAAAACTAGATACTATTTATTAATATAAAGTTATGAATGGCATTAATAAGCTTGTAATCATTAGACCAAAAGCAATTGATACGGCAATGAAATCGATATCAGAAGCGAATAAAACACTATGTAAATCTTGATGATCTAAAACTAAATAACCCACTATATTTGGTACAACTGTTCCAAATAATAATGAAAATATTAAATAAGGCGCTACTATTTTTAACAGACCTTGTTTTTTTGTAATTTTTTGAATATTTGAATACACAATTGCTACACCAAATAATATAACAGGAATAATTTCTGATATTTTTTCTTCTTTTTGAAGTTCACGTTCTGATTCTTCTAATAATGCTTCATATGATTTATGTTCTCTTACATTTTTTATTTGATGAAAAATGTAGTAACTATATAAAATTAAAGGAAACACAATAACAGAAACTAGTGATAATCTAAATGTTTCACTAGGGATTATACTATAAAAATATTTATGAAAAAAAACACCAAAACAAATAATTATAATATAACCTATAATTAACATATATAAATCAAATATAGTTTCATCTTTTTCATTTATATTGTGTTCTGTTTTTTTTCCACCATTTTCAAAATGTTCTTTATAATTTTTTAAATTCATTATATAATATATAATATATAAAAAAATAATTATAAATTCTTTAAGTTACTTTTCCAATATATATTCTAAGATTGCAAAAAAGTGTCTGGGAAAGTCAAAGGTCAAACCGATTTTGGACATTTATAAATGTCCATTTTTGAAAAGGGCCTTAAGACTTTTGGAAAAACCTTGTATTTGCTGCATAATTTAAAATTAACGTCTCACGACATTTCAAAAACTTTTTATTTTGTTAGCATAATTTTTTATAATTTAATTAAAAAAGTATTTAGGAATTATTTTATTTAGTGTATATATACTATAAATGACGAAAGATTTTACGCCGAAAAACGCCGAAAATTTTATGTGTGAAAAATGTAACTTTAAATGCTGTAAACAAAGTGATTGGTCTAGACATATATTGACTCGCAAACACAAAATACTACAAAATACTATAAAAAATACGCCAAAAAACGCCGAATATATTTGTGACTGTAATAGGATATATAAGCATCCTTCTAGTTTATGGAATCATAAAAAAAGGTGTGCTTTCAAAATAGAACATGAAAATAATATATCACCTGAATTAATATTGAATATCATACAACAAAATCAAGAATTTAAAGATCTATTAATTGAACAAAATAAAATAATGATGGAGATGTCTAAAAATAATAATACAACAAATATAAATAATTCAATGAATAATTCAAATAATAATTCAAATAACAAAACATTTAATCTTCAAGTATTTTTAAACGAAACATGTAAGGATGCGATGAATATAATGGATTTTGTGGAATCTATTAAAATTTCATTATCTGATATTGAAAGCATTGGTGAGCTAGGATATGTCAATGGAATGTCCAAACTTATAATAAAACATTTAAATGCTTTAGACGAGAATATGAGACCTGTCCATTGTAATGATTTAAAAAGGTCATCATTGTTTGTAAAAGACGCAAACGTATGGGCAAAAGAAGATGATAATAATAACAAATTAAAAAAGGCAATCAGGTCTATTGCGCATAAAAATATTTGTGCTCTTCCTGAATGGAGAAAAAAATATCCTGATTGTATTTATAGCGAGTCCAAAAAGAGTGATCAATACAATCATATTGTAATAGAGGCCATGGGAGGTTCAGGAGATAACGACGATGAAAAAGCGGATAAAATAATTTCTAAAATAGCCAAAACAATTACGATTGATAAGAAAAA